CAATCCTGAACCAAATGCAGAAAGATCTTTTGCACCTTGTCCTGTTAAAAGAAATATTTGTCCTCTTTTAGCATCAACTGTAACTTGTCCTTGTGGAATCTTTAATAACATCTTGTTCTGACATCCTATGTAGCCAAGGTCTGTATCTGCAAAATCTACAGGAGGAGCTCCTTCAAATAATTTACTGTTTCCTATGTATGCAGCTTTTGGATTACTTGTATCAATTGTTATCAACTGATTGTATAGAAGTGTCTTGTTCTCAAACCTTGCAAGAATCTCTTTATTCTGAACACCATCTAATGATGTAAGCTTACCATAGTTCTGAGGAAAATCAAAATAAGACACTGGACGATAAATCAACCAGTTGTTTGTTTGATTTGTTACAATGTCTATTTGCATATCAGAATATATAGCTCTGAATGGATAATAAGTGTAACAAAGTTTCTTTTCCCAATCTACAGGTAGATGTGAGAAATAGTTTTCTCTATTCTGTTTAGAGAATGTAACATTATAATAGTATGTATTATCCTGAGCAATAGTTACAAAATTCTCTTGGAACCAATCATCAGGAATACTTGTGCTTACATGAGGCCAGAATTCTCCTTCTCTATTATTAAATGCTTGACGAAGATCTACGTTCACTACACTCTCACAATAGAATGATGGAACACCATAAGCAAATAGATAAAACTTACCATCATAATAAGTTCTTCCAGGATTGTTTGCTTTAGGAGTTTGGCTATTAGGACAATCAAAATTATGAGCTTTTATAGAGATCATATTTGTCATGTCTACATCACTAGTACCAACTACATTTCCAGCAAAGTAATTTCCTAGTACAGATCTTGCAGAGTGCCAGTATGTAGGATAGGCAACATTACCAATCTCATCGTAGAATATATCTGAATCATCAGGAGCATTCACTCTGTTATCTATAAAGAATGGAAGCTTTGTTTTGAATGCAAACTTATTAATAAATGTATCTCCACCAAACACTGTTACAGTTCCTTGAGCATATGGATTTAATGCTTTTTGAAGATCAATATTTCTTTGAAATCCTGTGTCGATAGTATCATATGAATACATCTGTCCCCACTGATTAACAAAATCATTCTTCATAGATGCATAGTATGCAACCACTTTTGTATCTAGTTCCTTCTGAGGCTTATTACAATCACCACCTCTTGTGGCATCAGAAAGAATAAATCTTGTATCATCCTCTATAAGACTAACTCCTCCAGGAGAAAGACTTGGTGTATTACTTGGAAAAGGTAGAGCTGATCTTGTTAAAGCTACAGGCTGTACACCATTACCTAATGCTGTAATTGTATAGGTTGAAGGACCAGAAATACGAACAGGGTAGGTTGTTGAGTTATAATTTATACAAGTGCTTGCACCAGGAATAGTAACTATTGTCACTCCTGTAGCTGGATCTGTTATTTGAACTCTTAAATTATTAAGAGGGAATATTGAATTGTTACAAATCTCATAAACTATATATGGAACATCATATGTATCTGTGTTACTATTAGTTTTAATGTATACAGAGGATTCTCTATACCAGTTATTTATACTATGATCATCTCCAACATTTTGTACAACAGGAATAAGATATTGTGTAAGATCTATCTCTCTTTGTTTTACACCAAGACCATTTGCTATAATTGAAGAATAATCATACCCAGCAATAGAGTTGAATGAATATGCATAGTTTCTTCTTGTGATACCATTTACATATATTGTTAGATATGCTTGGTAGGCAACAAACATAGCTGCAGGATCAAATGTTCCTGTAATATTTGCAAGATTAAGTGATGAATCAAGAGCATCTCCTTGAGCCTCAGCTGTAAGAAGTTTATAGTTTGCATTACCTTTTACTTGTACAAAATGAGCATGACCAGCTCCATACATTACATTCTCAAGTCTTAGAATATTTCCAAGGAATGGTTGTCCAAATGATGTTTCAGGAGAATTAAATACAAGTCTATATGCAGCCTCAGGAAATTTAAACCCATCTAAAGGGTTTGGTGTACAATTACCTTTATTAAAGGATGCTACTTCTTTTATTATAAAACTAGTATAGCCTACACCATTCCATACAGGAGGAACAATAGAATCTACATACCAAGTATACCCACAATCTCTAGCATCATATCTTCCACAATAATGAGAATACCAAAACTCTGTAGGCCATCCAGGATTCCATGTAGCATTTGGATTTAAACAAGATGCACAAGCAGTGTTACCTGGATTATCAATACAATATAACTCCCAAGAAGAGTATCCTAATGGTGGTGCCCCATAAGGATAATTATCAGGATCTGCTTGATTCGTTCCTATTGGTCTAAAATAAGGCCAGTTGTTAACTCCAGGAATATGAGGCCATGTAATATTAAACTCTCCTCCCCGTGCATAGATACTATATCTTTTATATGTATTGCATGTTATAAAAGCTTGTCCTGATATAATTTTTGGTTTTGGAAAATCAAAAGAACACACTTCTTTTACCTCACCAGCTTTAACTTCTATTGTATCTGTTAATGTTGTTGCACAACTTTGATATTCAATTACAGAGTCTGTCTTAGCTGTGATTGTAAAACTTCTACACGTAATGCTTGCATTTAGTCCTGAGATGAATGCAGTGGTGTACGCATTACTTGCATCATTGATAAATGGATCTGGTCTAAGATCATTGTATGGATAGTTTGGATAGTAATAGTCTGTTCCTTCTCTACTATACTTTCCTACATTCCTCAATATACCTTTTGCAATTACAGACTTGTTTGTGCCACGATCACCTCTCACTATTTTAAATGCTACAACTTCTGCCTTTTGATCAGCTGTTAGATTTGATTGCTGTATTAATGTAAGCACTTGAGCAACGTCAAGTTTTACACCAAGTGGATAGATGGCATCTTTTTGTGTTACAGGAGCATACTTTCCATTACCATCAATTGCTATTGTAGGACTTTCAAATATAGGACTTACGAGAACATCAGGAAACTTGTGATGTCTGATTGGTTGGTTTGAAAGATCACCCCAAACTTCCTCATTGCAAGGATAGGTTTCTGTTGATTCCCAATATGCAAACTCACCATATTCCCAGTCTCCTTTGTAAGAAGATAGTCCTGTTTTACCTGGAGCATCTGCAACTTTGTATGCTGTGTTATATATTTTCCAATAAGGACTATAGCCTAAGTTACCAACTGTTGTTTCAGGTTCTCCTATAAAGTCTTGATTTGTCTCATCAACAAGAACAACATCTTGAGGATTTACTGCTCTACTAGGAATATGAAAGCCATCTGTTTGTTTACCATTCCTTAGGAGAAAGACTATTTCAAATGCATAAACCTCATCACGCATGTACCCACGAAGATTAGTTGCGTTTAATTCATCAGCGTATGTTTCTGTATTTGGAATTCTATAACTCTGCCATTGAAGAGTTATTCTATTTGCTATTTGTTGATAATTTATTCTTTCAGCAGATGTAAGATTATCCCATACAAGAATATCCTGTACAGCTGTAATATCTTGAGCTACATCATAGTAAGGAAACTTTTCAAATATATCATCTATTGTAAGCCTTATCTGTGTTACATTCTGACCTGTGTAGATGATTTCTTTTGTAACTCTGTCTATAAAATATGTTCCAACTAGTTCTACAGAACTTATATTATTCACTGTTTTAATTACAGCAACATTAAAAAATTGAAAATATCCTGTTATGTCTATGTTATTGATGTTCACCACAATAGACTTACCCACTTGATAATTAAAATCAAGTGTTACTTTATTAGGATCAAATATTGGTGTAGGGTTTGTTACAGAATAATATGATGTATATCCTGTTCCTAAGGAATCACAATATTGTATTGCAAACTGATAGGTTCCTGCTGTTAGGTCTCCACCATTTCTAACATCTACAATACTAAGTTCAGGGATTTCAAAGTTGGGTTGTATTTTAAATTTATTACAATCAATTATAGGTAGTCGCTGATTATCACAAACATCTGTACCAGGAGTAACTGTATATATTTTTGTTATGTCCTCAAGATCAACATATCTTCTAGGATTTAATCCATCTGTCCAATATATCTCTGTAGTACAGTTTGATATTTTATGAACAACTTTATGTATTGGATTTTTTATATTAAAGTTTAAACACTTAGCATTTACAAATGTGCGATAGACACAATCAGTATTATCCATATAACCAATCTCAGATTCTTCTGAATCAGGATTTGCTAAGAAGAATACATGCTTACTCTTTTCATTTATAAAATGCTCTCCTATAAGATGATACCCTGTAGGAAAGTTTAGACAAAACTCATTACCTGGCTCATTCTGATAGTTGACAGAATTAGCATCAAAGTTCTCAACAGCAGCGTTCAGTGCATAAGATAACGTGCCCTTTGGAATCTGATTAACAGATTGATCCATATTAAGGCCAAGTCTACCTACGTTATACTCTGGGTTTATGTTATTTCCCTGATTAGTTGTTTCTTCTCCAGCCATATCTGTTTGTTCTATTTGGTAATTCGTACATGTTAAATCTGTTTAGATCATTCTTGATCCTTCTCTGTTTAGCATATGCGTCTTGTTTCTTAATTTCAATATCTGCCATGATGAATGCTTCTTCAGACAATTGCTTGTGATATACAAGCTTTTGTTGTAGCTGTTGAAAGGTTTCATCATTTGTTTGGTTTGTTAGTGTTTCAAACATTTTAAACTTAATGAAAGCTTCAATATATTCTCTGATACGATAGTTATCTGGAATCATTTGATTCCCACCATTATCATACTCTGTAGCATAGAAAACTAAATGAACTATACCATTTCTAAAATTTGTAACAAACTTATTATCTCTAATATCAAATGAGTCAAGAGATGCTGATCCTGGTGTAAACTCATTAACAGGAACACCTTGTTGTGCAAAGCTCCAATTATTTGTATAATCTACATTACAATGTTGTCTAACAGAAATATTTCCTGGTTTCAGGAGATATTGTTTTTTGTAAGACCTTGGGATCTGTTGATTTGTTTTATACACAGCCTGAATAAGTTCTGGCATACATGTACAATTATTAGGAGGACAATTACTATTACAAGCCACTTGGTTTGATATTACAGGACTCACTTGTATAGTTGTCTGTGTAAGAGCTTGGGAATAGAATGAACTTGCACCTTGATATGGATTGCCTGGAATTTCAGAACACATCCATGCTTCTCTTACAGCATAAAAGTTATCTGGAAGCCTACATTGAAAGTCTTCTATAAACAGAGCAGTTTCAGCTATGACATACGTTGTTCTTCCTAACTTCCTGAGACACTTGTCAAGATAGGTTGGGAACAAAAGATCATCAATTGCTCCTGTATCAAAATAGCTTTTTAATTCCTCTTTTACTGTGGAATAAACTATCTCAGGCGTTGTGAAATTATATTTATAGTAGTAGCTCATATTATTTTATTTTTTCCACTCGTTATACATATGTTGATATTTCTCATTAGTCTTTATATAATGAGACAAGAGTCTTGATGTAACCCTCGATGCTTTGAAATACCAAAGGTCAACATTCTTTATTCTGGCTGAATTTTTAAACCACATCCATCCAAAGAAAAACCCTTCTGTGTGAAAATTGAAATTGTAAATACGTTTTCCTTTCTCTTTAGTCTTTTGCCAATCAATAGGAAGATTTACAAACTCATCACTCAACCCTTTCCTCTTTTTTCTCTTCTTTTTATTAATTGAAAACTCTCCAAACCCAAAAGGAAGTCTTGCTTTTTCTCCTGTCTCTAATATGTAGTTTTTAAAAGAATCATTGAATGAGTAGACAATATTTCTCCACTCATCAAATGTAAGTTTTATTGATGGGTGTAATTTACAAAAACTATTGTAATTATCTCTACTAGCACTTCTCCAATCTACTTTTACTCTCATTATTTTCCTGCTGGTGCGTTTGGTGCTTGTCCATCTAACTGATTATCTGTGAAATCTGTTTTCAATGCAAAATATGTAGTTAAAAGTTTCTGCGATGTTAATTGTAAAACTTGACTCTCTAGGTATCCTGGAAGACCATAAGGTTTGTCCAAAGGGTTTTTACACCACTCTTCATCTGTAGGTCTTGCATCTCCACAATCACATTCAGGATACATAATCTCATTAGGAACATCCTGTTCAAAGAATGCAGCTATTCTTATAGCTTGAAGAAGAGGATTGCTTACATACAAGTAGTCATTCACAATCCAGTAGTATTCTTCATTCTTTATAATAGGAAGCTTCAATAGATTTATATACCTATTGATAGTAATTTCTTTAAGCTTCTTTCCAGAACCACTCATTGCGTTAATTGAATACACACCCTGTATAAGATATTGGTAATTACCTTCTCCTATTCTTGGGAGCTTGAATCTAGTTCTTGCCACTGTACAGGGGTCTACATAATTACAACACTCTGAAATAGAAACTTCCATCATCTCTAAACAAGGAATGGTAGTGAAGAGAGTTGATGTAGCCCAAAGCTTTCTAAGATTTGTTTCTCTCTTTATAAGAAGCTGAGCATTATTTTTGATTTCAGAAGCTATAACACGATCTGTTATTAAGCTATCTGTAGATAGAAGCTTATGCATTGATCGTACATCTGAAACTAGTTTTCTTAATGTTGACATTATAAATACTGTTTAAATATGTTTGTCATGCCTTGTCCTTTTTCTATTAGGAAAGCTGTAATCTCTCCTTTAGAGCAAGTGTAGCCATGTTTATCATCCCATTTACTTTTTGCCTTTGAAAAGGCAGGAATCTGGTAGAACTTAATACCATTAAAGTCTTGTGAAACCTCATGGTGTTTATCTCCTGTAAAAATATAAAAGTGATCATAATATGACCACTCATCTCTAAATTCCATTGGAAATATACTTGCAAGCTTTGAAGGCTTTATAGCATCTCCATGATTAAACATCATTGCTGTAGTTCCATAGGATATATACTTCCTATAGCTTGGTTCTGTATTAAACACCACTCTTTCATCTTGCACATCATGTCTAAAGTATGCATCTAACCACTTTATCAAATGCCACCCTACATACTCATCATGGTTCCCAGGAACATATATAACCTCTACATACTTGGCATTTCTTAAAAGAAGTGTAATCATATCTATCTCATGATTACATATTTCTTCAAAAGACTTCTGATAATCGTCTGTGTTCTGTTGAGGAGTTCCTTTAGTGGTCATGCCTGTCCACTCACTATTAAACTCATCAGATCCTATTATGTAAGTGACTGTTGTAAGATCATTGGATAGTTTTGCCTGAGCAAGTATAGTGCTAACTCTTGTTTCAATATCAGCACCTCTCCATTCAATCTTATTGTCACCATTAATGTCATGTTTGTTTAAATGAGAATCTTGTTTATTTATTATTAGACAAGCTTCTGATTTATCTGTTTCCTTAGGAGCAGATGTTTTCTTTGCTACTGGTTTATAGGTAGTTAGAAACTCAACAAAATAATCCTGAAAGAGCTGTTCATCACCTTTCTTACTTAACCAAGCTTTTACCTGCCAACAGGGATTGTTTGTATTCCCCCAATAGTTCTGTATGTATTTAGTTATATTCCACTTATCTGTATCAATCTTTGACTTCTTTATAAGATCATCAAGACTTTTTATTTCCTCATCTGTATTAAAAACTAGCTCACCTGTACCACTTACAATATCCTCCTCATACTTAACTGATTTATTAGCAGCACTATGTAACTTCTTTGGTGCTCTGTTGATTGTTTGTCGTCTACCCATCTCCTTATAAAGTTCTGAGATCTTTTCTTCACTTACCCCTAAAGCTTCTGCATAATATGCTTTACTTTTTTTCTTATACAACATTTCCTTCAATCGTTCAATCATCTGTTGATTGTTATTCATATAGAGGTAAGTTTGATTAAAACTTTTTAAAGATAATTATTTTTTTTGTAATTGTCCAAATTAAATTAACAGAGATAATTATTGTATATAATTAGATTAGTTAAAAAGAAACTCCCAGCATAGAGATGCTAGGAGAACATTCCTACAAAACCAACAAAGCAGGAGTTTTTATATAAATTATTAACAAGTTTCTATAATTTGAACTGTGTAACTATCATATCCTAATACAACAGATGCAGCAAACTGTGGAATTACTGTACTTGGAGGATATGTATTTGTAAATACAATAGTTGCACCTTCTAATATTGTTATTGTTGTAGTTCCACCACTTCCTGTAGTTCCAAAAACTTGCAATAAATAACCAGGGTATACAGTTATTGGAAGAGATCCTGAACCAACATAAGGTGTAGCTTGAGTAAATAAATTAGTATCAACAATATCTATTTCAAACACTCCACCTGAAGAACATGTATCCACTTCATAAAATACATCAGTTCTATTTATATTTGTTTCACAAACACCACCCACCTTACTAACATCAACAGATGAATAGAATCTAAAACCTGTAGTGTAATTATCCCAATAAGATGTTAGCATTTCAGGGTATGGTTGCGTAGTAACTAAAGATGCTAATAAAATTCCTGAAGGTCCTAATATAGGATCAAAAGTATCCCATGATTCCCATCTAGTATTAAGTACACTATATATAACATACACTGTTCTTGAACTTGGTCCTAAAGGACAATTAAAGTTACATAGTAATTCATAGTAGGGATGATTGTTATATAGTCCTGTTGCAACACCCCCAACACCAGTTATAGTACATAACAAATTTTGACTTCTACCAACAACAGTAAAACACATATCTATTAAAAGATATGGATTTTGTGTAGTTGTAGTTGTTGTTGTTGGACAATCTCCATCAACTGAACAAACAAGTGTACCTCCTGTAATTGTAGAAACTTCACCACCTATACATAAAGAATTAACACTTCCTTCCTCAGCACAGAAAGTTATACTTGTAACTTTATCATTAATAATCTCACTACTAGCAGTTCCATCAGGATTAGTCCAACTAATTGTACATTGTCCTCCTCCTCCTGTCACGTTTGCAGTGTAACAGTAATTAGCAAGGTCTATAGGAATATCAATATAGTTTGTACATATTCCTGCTGACATCACTCTAATTGTTGTTGTAAATGGAGGAACAAGAATTGTTGTATATCCTGCCTCAAGAGCAGCTTTAGTTACCCCCACCTCAAATGCAGAAGAATATCCATCTGCATCAGAGAATAAAAGAAAAGGACCTGTATCAGCACCAGCAATAGTTAATGTTATTGTTACTGTCATTTATGTTTGGTTTAAAACTGTGTCCACGCACTGCCATTCCAGTATTCCATTTGACTTAAGTCAAGATTAAATCCTAATTCTCCTATTGCAGGTGTTCCTGGTCTTCCCACCTTACGTACTGTAGATCCATTTGTCCAGGTTGTAGGAAAACCACCAATAGAGATAAATGTAAATCCTGTTTTATTTGTTGATCCCCATAATACTTCATCTACAATATTTGAAAAGTCATCTCCTGCTACAATCTGCATAATTATATACTTTGCACCAGTATCAAATGTACGTACCACTGTATCAGTCCATCCTGTTGTGCTCCAATGAGCAGGAACAATTCCTCTTTCTCCTGCTCTTGCATCATGTCCATCTTTTGACTTTACAAGACCATTGGTCATTACATGAAATACATTAAGACGCTCTGCAGGATTATTGCCTGATTGTTTACCATGAGCAACACTAAATGCTGGTAAACCAGGATCTGAGAATTTAGTAATATAATCTACAGCAGTGCTATCATTAAATATACCAACTTGGAATGTTCCTAAAGCCCCTATAGGCGTTTCATTATCATATCCAATAGAATGACAATAGGATCCTCGAACTATTTGAGCATATCCAAGAGCACCACATTGACTAGTGTAAATTGAATTACTTTCACCTATTGCATAACTGCTTGATCCTGTATATATAGTATTGGCTACACCTGCAGCAAATCCATTTTGTCCAGTTCCTAATAAACTATTAGCTCTACCAATAGCTGTTCCAAATTTTTGTAGAGGAATAGAATTATTACCAATTTGTGTATATTCAGAATATACATCAAGAGTCTTTACTCCTAATGTTATTTTTGAAAGTTTTTGAGGAGAGGTTGAATCGCTTAATGTTAAATTATATGTAGCAAGATCTATTGATGTATTTTTAAGTAATGGTCCACCAAGTTGAATATTGTTCACTGTCTTTGTAAGACCATTGTCTGCTGTAATAACTACTGGAGGTGGAACAATCAATGTAGCAAGAGCTGATGTAGAGATTCTTCTTACAACACCTGCTGTTGTTTCTGTAACAATGAAATCAGGATTTGCATCTGCCTGAAGGCCTGCTAAAGATAATGTGTTTGTAACATCTGTTGTTACAGTGGTTGGTTTAATTAATGGACCACTTAATTGTAAAGTTCCTGCTGTATTAGTAAGACCATTATTAACAATGATTGTAGAAATAATACTTGCTATTGTTGTTCTTTTAGTTACACCACCACTTGTTTGAGAAAGTACGTATGTAGGAGTTAAGTCATCATCTAGTCCTAGTAAGGAGAATGTGTTTGCATGACTTGTTGTAATAACAGTTTGTTGAATTAGTGGTCCACCAAGTTGTATGTTATTTGCAGTTTTAGTTAGTCCATTGTCTGCTGTTACAGAAAGAGCTGGAGGATTACAAATCACAGCATCTATTTTCTGAAGAGCTAATGACATGTTATCACATGGATTTATTCCTGAACAAGGAAGATTTGGTCCTGTGTACAACACAGAATCAGATGATAGTTTGAGGGTTATACAAGGATCGATATTACAACCTCCTGTTAATCCTCCTGTGGTATGTATTGTGCTAGTGTAGCAAGGTGTACCTGGTAAACAAGACATTTATATTAAGTTTAAATTATGGACGATACATTATGTAATAAGCAGCAATTGCTGGTTGATTGTTAGCATGTGCTTGGTTTCCACCAGCAGTAACGTTTGTAAGATCTATTGTAAGAGCTGACTTACTAGGACTAGTTAAACCAAGTGTAGCAGGAACACTACCTTGTGCTAATGAATAACTTGTATTTCCTCCAAGAGCTGCTCCATTTGCAATTGATGTTGCAGCTGTAATAGAGCTATCACTAGTATTACCACCAACTGTAAAGTGTGTGTGGTCAGGATTAGTAAAAGTTAATGTATTCACATGGACATGTGAAGGAATTTGGTTAGTGTTTAATGTAACACTATTACTTCCTACAATTGGGCCTGCAAACGCATAGTTTGGATTAAAAGGAGAAGATGCAGGATTTGTTGCTGATGGAAGAGGTCCACCAGGAACACTTGATATAGCACCTACAGCAACAACACCTCTTCTATCAGGAGTGCTATTTAATCCATTACATAAATAGATTTTATCCCAATCTCCTATTCCCTTACCTGTAGCATCAAACTGTGTTAATGAGCCATAATATTCATAAGCAACATATGGAACCATCTTTTGACTTACTAATGTGCTTGAAGGAAGACCTGCTAAATAATCAGCAACTAATGTATTAAAATCAGCAAGCAATACATAGTTTGTTTCTACATCTACAATAAATGCACATAATGCATCTATTGTTGCCTGGAGAACAGCATGTGTGCCACTACCTGCAGTTACGCCTGTGAGACAGTTTACATCATAATCACCTTCAATTATATCTAATTGATTATTGATTACTACTATGTCTGCAACTATAAGATCTACTTGTTCCTGAAGATCGCATGCAGCTTTTATAAGGGCTGTTAAGAAGTCTACCACTGTAAGATCTCCACATGTAGGAAGATAGTCTTTAACAAGGTTACATATAATAGTGGAACTGATGTCAGGTTTAATTCCTGATCCATCTAATGTTGAGGTGAGGAATGTTATAAGAGCTTGCTCTACGAATGATAGAGAGTCTCCATTCTTTATTCCTAAAACAGGAATGTCTATTCCTGTATATTTTACACATTGGTCTGAGACAATCTCAGCACAACCATTGAAGCAATTTGAACAACTCATTTATTTAAATTTTAAAAGTTTAACTCTACTAGCTATCATCTGCACTGTAAAAGGTGATGCATAATTCTCATTACAAAGCTTATACGTAAGTATTCTTTTGTAGTTAAGAAGGTCAAGCATTACAACACCTTTAGCAGGAAGATTCAATGAAAATACAATATTGTTATAATAATTGTTTGCCATCTCAGTAAGCTTACAATCTATATCAGATAGAAGGGCTGAGATGGTTGTACACTCAATACAATTGGTTAATCTGGGTGATAACATTTTTTAAACTGTTTATTCCCTTTTGCAACTGTCCATGACAATATGCACAGAGACCATTAATTAATTGACATCCACATCCTACATTAGCTCCACACTTTGAACACTTAGCCATATTAGTAAAAGTTGGTTATATAATTATTTCCTGAGCAGCCACAGTCACCTCTTGTAAAGTTAGTTAACATTTTACTTGCCTGAGCATATAACTTGTTTGCTGTATCAACAGCACAATTGTTTGCAGCAGCAACAGCTCCTTGGATAAAGAAATATATACTATTTAGTTCAACTTTTGATTGTGTCTTGATAGCAAGATCACACTCCATCATATCAAGTTGCATAAATGCTGCATCAAATCTTTCTTGTAACTGCTCCACTCTTATTATAGATTTCTCTACATAGTTTTCAAACGATGGAGCAATTGAATATTTTAAATAATAAACACCATCAGGTATGGGATTATTAACTCCAGGATCACTTAATCCTAAAGAAGCAGAATTGAATATATTGAAATCGTTTGGAACGAATGGAAGATTCACTTTTGAAAAACCTGGAACGCTTATCTCAATTGAGGGAGATGCTGGAACACCAACATATATAGAGGCATCAGCAATACCCAGCGTTAATGTGTTGTATGTAGGAACTACTAAAAAATCAAGCTTTGTTGCCATGTTGTTTAAAATAATTATGCCAGAGGATTGAGTTTGATCCTCTCACCTCTGGCATAGGTTATATGATATTATTACTAACTCTTCAGATTAGGTAAAGCTTACAGTTCCTAATGCATCTTCAAGAATTGCTTGAAGAGTTGCAGAAGCAGCTGCTGGAACAGCAACAATTACCATTGAATCTTCATAGATATAATCACCCCATTGGTATGCTGATTTCTCATACTCATTGAACTTGATGTAGAATACATCATACACAGTACCAGCAGTTACCCAAGACTCAAAGTTCTCATTGTAACCAGCCATTCTGTAAAGATGCTTCAAGTAACCAGCTTGGTAGCTGTAGAAGTTCTTTTCTAATTGGATGATTTCTTCTGAAGTACCTGAAGGATAACCAGAAGTTTGTGTTACAGTTGCAACTGCTACAATGTTACAATTATCAGCAACAATAAAGTCAGCTGTAGTTGCAGGACCACTGTAAACAAATGTTCTGAAATACATTCTGTCATACTCAAAAGGGAATGCAGCAACATCACAAGGTTGACCATACTTAGTTAAAGGCTTACCTTCAATCTCAAGAATAGTTCCACCAACGTTTGTGAATGTAAAGAATTGGCTCAATCTGATGTTGTCAGGGTTTGTACCAGTGTTTGGATCACCATCGATAAAGCTAGGAGCAGCAGCTTCTAATTTAGCAATGAACGCATCAATCAATGCATCTGTGTCAACAGTAGTACAAGGATCTCCACCACAATCGCAGCAAGGAGCTTGAACAGTTACTGAACGAGTTAAGCCATTGAAATACAAAGTATCCAAGTAGCTAGAATGAGCACGTAAAGTCAATGTAACAATGTCACCACATTTTACGTTCCAATCTGTAACTTGAGTAATTTGATTTACAGCTGTTGCATTACCTGCAGTTGCATACCACTCAGTAACATTCACGTTCTTACTACCAGTGCTATCAACACCAGAGATCTTGTCAGATCTTTTAGAACCTTGTAAATACGTGTTTGTCCTACCTTGTGCAATGTAGAAATAAGGAAATGATCCAGGTGTGTTTGTTGCAGCATAGGCGTTAGAGAATACTCCAACTTGGCCAGCTGTCAAATCTTGCGTAGAGTCAGTGCTAGGAAACGTTGTTTGTCCTACTGGCACTACGAAGAGCGTAGTTAATGAAAAATCTGCCATTTTGTTTATATTTAATTGTGAAAAAACTTATTCATTTGTTTGAATCCTTGCCTGAGCACTTTGTACAGCTGAAGCATTTTCAGTGTACATTGCTAAGTTCTCAACTGTTAGATCTAGGAGTTCATCCTCTAGATAGGTTTCAAGTTCACAGTCTTGATCTATCGAGGGTGTTCCATCAAACCTTATATAACCAAACTTATCGATGTAAACAGGATATCTCATGTATGAGATGTATATATTAGATGGTGTAAATGTACCATCTGTAAATATAGAGATCTCATCTGAGGATAGAAAGTTGAATGTTTCCTGATATTCAAACGAAGGTTTGTAATGATCGTTTGTCAAGAGGAGGGTAAGATCACCATGTTTAGATAGTTCCTTATTAATCCAAATCTTTCTGTCTTTACATCTTCCTTTATCAGCCAAAACATATGCATCTACATAGAACATATATTTTGGAGACAGTTGATGTAGTCCTGCAGTCCATTGATTTAGTTGTGGGTTTTTAATTGCTAAACTAAGAGGTTGATTATTATATGTTACAACTAGGCTTTGTAAATCTTCATAACGCTTTTTAAATGCGTCAAACCCAAGACCTGCAACAACACTTATTCCATCAATCTTTTGCTTTATCAATTTAATCTGAGCCTCATTCAAGGCTAAGATTTTATCTTCTAACTGAATCTGTTGGTGATCATTAGTAGATAGTTTATTTAACCTTTGGTCGATCTTATATAATAAACTATCTATTGGTATCATACAGAAGCAAGTTTCTTTGTTTTCAATTTTTGTTCAAGAGTAATTAACTCCTCTTGATTATCATCATCAGCTAAAAATTTAACTAGGTCATCTTCATCCTTTGCAACTTCATATTCTCCTTCATAGATTTTACCATTTGGTTTTGCTCTATATACAGAATGTGCAATTGCTTGTTTAACCAAGTCTTTAATATGGAGTAAGTTTTCCTTCATGTCTGCAAATCTATTAAAAATCTCAACAGGACTTAATCCTGCATATTTGCCATTCTTGAATTCAGTTTGTTTTAGGACATTATCTACTAGATTATATACCACCTCTTCCTTGCTATCATCAGTTACTGGAAGACCAAGTAATCTTGCAACTTTCTTTTTTCTCTCAGGAGTCATAGAATCAAACTTAACAATAGCTTTATTAATAAGTTGTTTTTTCTTAAACATCACTGCATTTTCTATCTCTTCATCTGCTACATAAAACTGAGTTTCTGCAGAGAACTCACCACGCTCCCAAGCTTGATAAGAACTTGCAATTGTAGGATGCACACGCAACCATGAAAATGCTAATTCTTGAAAAGGAACGCTAAGATCAAAGAAGTTATCTCCATCTATCAATTTAACAGGTTGAACATGCATCATGTCATCATTAGATGTTGAAAGTCCATAGTTCCAAAAAGAAGAGCGAGGTCCAAGATCAACATCTCCAAGAGCTTCCTCAAGTTTTGCTTTAAGATTTATTACACGTTCAATTTCCATTTCTTTTTCAAGAGGATCTTGGATCCTTCTGATATAGGATGCCTTTGGATCAAGTCCTGTTCTATACTGTCCATCAAGTTCTTTGTAAGGATACTTGAAAACACCTGTACCAGGAATTCTTGTTAGACCTTTCAACGATAGTCCACCTTGCATTGTTTGTAACTGACTATTGTTATAGTCTTTTTTAATCGTAGAGATTTTTCCTATCTTTCCCATATGTAGTTGTTTATTTGGTTTTGTTTGCAGAGAAGTGAACATCGAAGTTCTAGCAATTGGTTATTACCCAATTCAAATCTCTGTGTATTTAAAGAAGAGCCCCAGAGTTTGAGGCCCTTCTCTTATTTATTTTAAGATTACAATTGTGGAATCTCTTCAATCAAGACTGTACGAGACAAATCTTCAATGAATACATCACAACGATCTTTCATCCAGATTTCATAACCTGGGAATTTGTTCGCAGAACTCATACCTTGAGACTTAGCAAAACCTAAGTGGTGACGAGTACCATCGATATAACCCCAAGTCATAGAAGGAGCACCTTTCATTCTCACTTCTCTGATGTTGTTAACCATTGAACCATCGCTCATAGGACTAACATCAAATACCATAAACACTGGAGTGCTTTTCTTGTTTTGACCAAACTCTAAGTTAGATTGTGGCAAATCAAGTTCTTTCAAGTGAATAAGTTCAACACGACCTGTTTCACGTGTAACCATTGCATCGAATGCAAAGTTATAAGTGATGTGTTGACCTTCTCCCTGCATGTAACGATTTCCAGAATCAGCCATGAAAGTCAAGCCACTGTTTAAAGCGTCAGCCTTCAAAGCTTGTTGGAATACGTCAAATCCAGCTTCATTTGTGTACATTTTAACCTTACGATCTTTAACATCCACACGTCTGTAGAACAAATCTCCAAACACGCTTCTGATCAAGTTAGCAGAGAATTCACCACGATTGTATTGTACCAAGTTACCATTGTTACGCATTCTGTGGTAAACACCAGCAGATGTACGCTTTAATTCTTGCTTGCCACCACCAGTTTTAACTGTACCTGGTTTAGACCAGATCATACGCTTAACTTTCAATTCCAACATGCTTTTACGCATCCAGAACTCAATGAATGGTTCCCACTTAACATCATTACGAGTTAAAGGAAGTTGGTTTCTACGCTGAGGAGCATATACCAAAATATCTAAAGGATTTCCTTTTGAATCAACCATCATCTTGTCATCAGCCCACTCAGTGATTTTGTGCTCATAACCATATGCAGAACCTAAAGATTCAAACATTGTGATTTGCTCACCCAAACGAGGAAGACCTAATAAGTCTTGATCAAACTCACCAATTGCAGCATCAACTAATTCAAGCTCAACACCTACTTGTAAGAATTGAGAACCTGAAGAAATGTAGTCAACAGTTGGATTGTCAGTCACCAAATTGAAAGAATACAAGTAACCCATGTTCCAAGGAACTGGATCTTTGATTACATAGAAACGAGGACCATACTGACGAGAACCCACAGAAACGATTGCGTTCTTAGAGAATTCATTAGTGTCCAAAACAAGAGTGAACTCTTGACCATCGATACCAATTTTATCCAAAGCAGCAGTTGCTTCTGGAACATTGATAATCTTAGGGAATTTGTAGGGAACAGCTACTTGCCATTTCCAAGCATCACTATTATTATCGATGTAATAAGGTGTGCTTTTGTTAATCATGTCTAAGAAGTCATTGCTATACAATGAGCTCTGAGTGTAAAGACTAATGATCTTTTTGTCATAGTCAGCAGGTTCAGTGCTGTGAAAGCTCTCTAAGTGATTCGAGTCAGTGAGCTTACCCACAGCACGCTTATCCATAGAGGCTACTCTCGCATACGTAAAACCAGTTAAGCCTGGGATTGTTTGAATTGCCATTTTAATTGTTGTTTAATTATTACAAATGTTTATAAGAACCAAGAATTTGCTTTTTGAGCACCACTACCACTTGATGATTTTCCACCTTTACTAACCTGTCTAGCAACTTCGCTGAAAAGCTCGTTGGACTTCTTTGAAACACCTGACTTTTGAATTGTTGATAATGATGGATCTTTTTCTAATATCTTTAGAAGCAATCCAACTTTAACCTTCATAGCATGGTTCTCAGGTCTTTTTAGTTCAAGTATCGTACGATCAAAGTCTGTAAGTGTCTCTCCAGAATTGGTCTTATACTTGTCTACTAGCAGAAAATCTTGTAGTTCGTTTACTAATTTGGGATTTAATGGAATACCATCAAATTCCTTAGTTTTTAGTTTTTCCTGGAGAACAGACTGTACGTTGGTGAAATACTGTTGCTTAATTGCTTGCTTCTGTTGAAGCTCTTGCTGAGCACTTTGCTCCATCTGTTGCAACTTAGCAGCTTCTTTCTTTACTAGCACCTTGTGGTGTTTTGTAGCAACGCTTTCTAAATCTCCATAATTTTTTAACCTCTCAACCTCACTATTTACATCATCAGCTTCAAACCCTTGATCAGCTAATGCTTGTTTAATTACTCTTACTTGGTTTGCTTCATCAGCTAAGTCCATTTCTGCAAAGTTTGCAACAGACTCATATGCACCAAAGTATTCTTTAGGATTAACTCCTTTTACAAATATGGCATCAAAAGCTTTTTGATAATCATCTCCAAACTGACCAATGAAGTTATTTACTACCTCAAGTGCACCTTTTTTCTTCTCTGCTTCAAATCTCTCAAGGAATTCCTCAGGAGTAGATATTGGAGAATCATCTTCATCTTCATCTTTTGAAAAAACACCAAGTTTAAAAAGATCATTTGCTAATGCTTCAAATCTACTCACTTCTTGTTCTTCCTCTCCTTCAGCAATTGGTTCTTCTTTAGTACCCTCTACAGGAGCAGCCTTCTTTGCAGGTGCTGCTGGTTCATCTTCTTCTGTTTCCTCATCATCATCTCCACCTAGTAAAAAGTCTTGAATGCTTTTTGAAGGATCTTCTTTAGGTTCTTCCTTTTTAGGTTCTGATTTAGGAGCTTCTTGCTTTGGTTCATCTTTAATATCTTTAACATCATCAGGATTTCCTGTTGAAGTTTCTGGAGCAATAAGATCATTTAATAATTCAGCACTTCCCATTCCCATATCCATAGTGTTTTCAATACTAAAATTGCCAAAGTTGTTATCTAAGTTCTCTGCCATATGTAGTTGTTTTTATTGGTTTGTTATTGTAAATCTAGATTTTACGTATTTAATATCAAAGAGTTAGAACATTTTATGTATGAATTTGCACGATAATATAGCATTAATGTTTTTCACTCTAATCAATTCTATTTGTAGCTATATCATTTATCAACCTATAACTCTTAATAGGAGCAACGTCTGTTAGTGTAACTTGTTGTATCTCAACTCCCCATTTTTTAGCTTCTACTCTTGCTTTCTTTGTAAGAAGTGAATCTAATTCAGGATCTATACACATCTCTGCAGGAATAGATATAACGATGTTTTTTATTATACTCATAGTCATGTCTGACAATGCATCTTTAGCATCATATACTTCTAGAAGAAATGTTTTCACATCAGCTATCTTATATTTTACAACACCCTTCACTACAAAGTTTTGTTTATCTAGAGTGTATAAAGATTGTGCTGGAAGACTGAGTGTTGTTACCACTACGTGCTGGTGAAGGATTTCATCAACAAATGGAATCTTAAAATGCATTCCTGGTTTAATAGTTCTCTTATATTTTCCAAAGCTAAGATGAACACCCTCCTCGTATGATGGAATAATCACTACAGGAAGGATGTCTGAAATCCATTGTACAATAAGATCTATTAGTTTATCAAACATTATTTAGATTTTTTGTTTCTACCTTTTGCATTCTCCTTAGCCACAGCAAGATCGTTTGCTTGATTCTCTCTAGCCACCTGAAGTTTCTCTCTCTCAATAGCCATCTTATCTGAAGCTTGTTTGTTTTTAGAATTAATCTCAGCAAGTTTCATTTGATAATCCTTAGCAGCTTTTTCTTGCTCGTGAGAAAGCTTGCTCATCTCTAGAACATCAGGAATTGCATTTTGATCAATATCTTCTCCTGGAACTTTACCAAATCCTGTAGCTTGTATAATTGCAATCTTTTCCTTAGATAGTCTATCAAGTTCTTTTTGATAATCATCGTGTGCTTGCTTCTCTTGTTGTAACTGAGCTGCTTGTTGCAATTGAGCTTGAGACTGTTGTTGCTGTTGCTCCATTTGTTGCTGTTGTTGTTGCATCTGTTGATCTTGCATAGACTCTTGTCTTTCTTTAAGAGTCTTGAACACCTTCTTCATTTCTCTCATAGAGTTTGTAGAATACAACTCAATTACATCATGTAATGAACCACCATTTTGTAGAACAGCTTGAGACAGTTGTCTAATCTCTTGGAACATTTGTTTGTCTTCTGGTCTGTTAGTCAAGAACACTTTAAGATCCCTAAATCTAAGATCTGCACCATTCACTTGAACGAAGGCAGATTCTCCTTCAGATGTAATGTATGATAGTGTTGATTGTGGTTTCTTAGCCTCTACATATAAAGCAGCATCTATAATTGCTTGGTATAATTGACCAAGAACATATTCATGTGCTACAAATATAGGTTCTGTCTGAGAATAAGATTGTTGTATAGCTGTGTTAGTTCCTGTTGCTGATTCTGATGCTGATACAGATCCCATCCTTTGCTTAGACATACCAATTAGTTCCCAACACTCATTCTTTAACTGTATAGCTAGTTGATAACGAGACTGTATTTCCTGTGTACGTGTAAGATCAATGTCTCTGAACTGATTAAATGAGCTTGGAGATTTTAGATTCTCTGGAGAGTCATCTATAAACATCACCCCTCTATTACGTGCTTCCATTTCCCATATGTCAAGAGCATCTTGAGCATCACCATCCTTAGGAATAGGAATGTGTCTGATGGATGTTAAATACACCTTACCAACTTCTTTCTCAAGGAGTTTGTAAAGCTGGTTCATGCAGACATTATAAAGAACTTGAAATGGTTTCATTAAGTCTACTAAAGATCTTGCTTCTGTATTCTTAACCTCATGAGTGAGTCCTATGATTGGACAATAGCTCAAAAGTTTGTATGGCTTAATATGATAGATATCTGGACCAATCTTAATTCCTTGATACCATTGATTCACCCATCCCCAATCTAAAGATTGTTGTGTAGGTATAGCTCCACTCTTATACGTTTCATCAACAAGCATAGATTGCTCATTGCCCATTTCATCTATATAGATTAGCTTACCAATCTTCTTTTTAGAAATCCAATAAGCTCTAACCACTACATACTTATATCCAAACGAAGATACATTAGATGTAAGTCCTAAGAAATCCTGTAACCCATCATCATTATTCTTCATTTCAGATTCAATAATCATTCTTGTCTGAAGGACCAGTGGATCAAATGTATCGTATTGCACAGAGTCTTGACCAGGAATTGCATTAGGATTACCAAGGTTTGATTCTCTCACATTAATCAATCCATAATCCTGGAGAGATGAACGTAAGTGATCGATCTCATCTTTTGTTAGATCAGTAATTGACTCAATAATTTCAGAAAGCTCCATAACTTGTACTGTACCAGCAGCGTAAGCCCCCTGAGCTCTTCCTGTGGGATCAGAGATATATTTTCTATCAGGCGTAGTGAGGAACCATGTGTTCTTAGGATTCGCCACCTCAATGTTAAACCCAAGTTTACTATTGTCTTCATATATATGATAAAATTCTCTTGCAGAAATGAGCATGTCTCTGAAAGCATCTTCACTCTTTTCTTTCATATTAAATTCAGCCTTCTGACATGTAAGAATATGATTGGCCCACTTCTCAGCTACAGATGTGTATGTATCAAGTTCATCTTTCACTTGTTCCATGGACATCTGATCAATCTGTTGCATTTCTTCCTCACCCAACTCTTGACCATTCATTGCTGCCTTCTCTAATATCTTTTGCTTTGCAGTTCCTATTACAAACTTTTGTAAGAGTTCTGTTTTAAATTGTAGCTCTTCAGCCTGACTATCCTCATCAAAAGCTTTCACTCTAAATGCATCAGGACGCTTTGATATCTCTCCTACAAGTTCATTTATTGGTGTGGTGATGATTGAATAGTGCTTCACGTACGCAGGAAGATGAAGATCTGTAGTGAGCATATCAGTGAAGCTCTTCACCTGTGGTTCCTGATAGAAGTCTTCCATTCTTAGAATACCTTTTACCAAGTCATAGTTCTTTACAAATGTGTCTCTATTCTTTACATACTCAGCATAAGCTTTGTTTGCAAAATAGTCCATTGTATTCTTCATCCAGCTTTCATCTTGTTTTTCTTTATCAGTTTTGAACTGATCAGGAAATATGTTTAGATACGCATAACGTATTGTAGCATCTTTGGTATACCTTATAATTGCCATTATGTAAACAGTTTACGTTTTTTACTATTAAATAGTCCTCTTGATTCAGAGAACAGTGTGTTTTTCTTTTGTGCTGAGAACATGGCTTTTACTCTTTCATCTCCTGAACCACTAACCTTTCCCATTATGGGATCCATCTTGAGTGCCTGTGCAATTGCTAGTTCTGCTGCAATGATTCTATCAAAGTTACTTACATCATTATACTGTATAATCTCCTCAAGCAAAACAGGATCAAATATTTTAGTGACACCTGTTAGTTCTCGTATTGTATCTCCATCCTCGTTTGTTTCTTTATACACCACTTCCTCTAGATACTTCTTAAGACAGTTATGTAGATAGTCTCTAATCTTATCTGAAGAACGATGCACGCCATACTCACGTTTGACAGTAGTATTTGGAACTACTTCCAATAACCATCCAGGTTGTTTCTCTAAGTAGTGAGCATCTCCCTTGCTTTTCATATATTCTATGAAGGAGATGTCATCATTCTCACAAAGTGTTCTAGCATTAAAATACTTTATGAGCAGACGTGCTTGTTCTTCCCACACTTCCTTCTTATCAGGTCTTGCACAGTAACTAGCTACAAACATATCTTGATACTTCTCGCCTGTCAGCTCATGCATTCTCTTATATATGTACACAGCTCCCAATGAGGAACTGTATTCAGACTTTCCTTGTCTATAGGGATCCACTCCTGCTACATACAATCCATATGGAGGATTCTCCACAGGGAATTCATATATAACAATTGGAGCATCCTTCAGATCGCTATTCTTAAGGGGGAAGTTTGATATGGGTTGCTTGTCTGTAAACTCATGGCAAATCTTCTCTCCATCATTAAATAACACTACAGGTATTCCTGTTCTCTCCTGATTCAATAGTCTTGTCTTCTGTCTCTTGGCAGCCTCAATATCAAAGATGTTTGTGTCTTCATTCAGGAATATGTCATCCACTTCCTGAGGATAGTACATCTTCTCTTTCAAATATGCAATCCTATCACCAGCTTTCTTGAGACGTTCTAGGTTTGTGTCTGTTATTAGCTTAGCTTTTTCCTCATTAGACACAAGCATTTTTACGTTGTACAAGTCTGAACCTGCAGGCTGATTTAAGAAAGCTCCTAATGTAGAATCTTCCTTTGCCTCCATTCTATACTTGTGAGAAATGAATAAGCCATGGATTCTTCTCTCATCCTTTTCATTGTTATATGTAAGGAAGTTAAAGTTGTCCACGTCAAACATAAGACTCTTGGCATCCATGAATCGTTTCATATCACCACCTGTTCCTGTCAAGATTGGAGAACAACCCCAACCAAATGGTGTAGTGAAACCAGGCACAGCTGCTTGGAAACCTCTTAAGAAACTTCCTTTACCAATCTCATCTATAATTAGCTTACGAGGTTTTGTACCTGCAATAGCTTCTTCATTATTACCTTCATCTAAGTTCCTGATGAGGATTTGTGAGAATGGTATTCTTTCTCCTGCCTTTGTCTTTATACCTAATGTCACCTGATTCTTCCAGTTGTCCTCAATTCTCTGCCATCTCCAATACTCAGGAAGAAAGTTTAAGCCTTTGTCAAGCTTATCTGTAATCAACTTTATATCTGGAGCATTCAGTCCTGCAATAATGTTCTGAGAGTTCTCATCAAATGTTGCTCCCCAGCCTATATAACTTGCTTCCAAAACAGACTTAGCAAACCTTCGTATACCAAGTATGACTAAACCTTTCTTGTCTTTTTGAGCTCTATCTATCTCATTACTCACCAACCACTCATTGTCCCTAAGAAGAGGATTGGCATATTTCTGGTTTATTCTTCCATAGTCATCTATTATATCCACCTCTGTATGCCAGATGTTTAAGTGCCAATACAAAAATGGGTTGATGTAAACATCCCCCATCATAGCTCCATTTAAACAAAGCTCCTTATGAAAATCAAAGAATGATTTATATTCAGAAGACCCCTTATCAGGAAGTCTTTTCTGGTTCATAAACCAATCTTTGTAATCTATGCTTTGTAGTTTCATTATCTTCTGTTTTTAAGGAAGTCTTCAGCTATTCCTGAAAGATCTCCCTTCCCTCTCACCTCAACTTTTGCTTCTTCTAAGCTTCTCAGCTTGTCCACCACTTCTACCAGTGCAAGATAGTTCTTCATTGTCTCTTGGACAAACTTACCTTGAGCTTCTATAGAGGCTATCACCATAGGAAGTAGTCCTCCTTTAGATGTAGGTTTCCATTCAATCCTATCCTTCAGTTCGTGAAGTGGATTGGCATCAACATATTGCTTCCATGATTTGAGTTGTGTCTCAGCCCATTCGAGCTCTGTGTTGATGTATGTAGTTTTTTTTACTGCTGCCATATTAACATTTCCATTTTCTTAAAGCTAAAGCTTTTCTTGTTGGTGATCCATCAGGTTTTTTCATAGGTCCTTTTACTCCACCCATCCTAGCACAGAATGACTTTTTCCTAGGACCACCTTCTGGCTGAGGAGGTTTGATATTATGCCCCTCAGCTTTTAATGATGCTCTACCCTTAGCATTGAGACCACCAGAAGGACTCTTTCCTTCCTTTCTCTGCCATGCTCCTGTTTTAGCTTGCTTTATTTTCTTTTCCTGCTTAAGCATTTCAGGTGTAGGCTTTTTACCAGAGCCTGCATTAGCTCTTATGTTATCCCACAATCCACGTTGAGATGTAGAACCATCCTTACGTTTAATCATTTGTTTTTTAACTGTTGCCATTATCTTCTTCTTTTAATATGTTATCAAGATCTATCCCATCTTCTATAATCCTTTCAATATCATACACTTCAGAGTGTTTGAAGTCCATTCCTAATTGTGATCTGTATTTAAACAAAGCAAATAGGATTTCTGTATCAGGAACTCCCCACACATCTCCATACACATCTAGTGCTGTGGCCAAATGTCTCCCTATGTTATACTGAGGATATTCTTTCTGTAGCTCATGAAGAACTCCTAGGATTTGATTATATGCACTTGCTCGTCTCATATTAATATTCCTGCACTTGTAGCTGTCAACTTTGTTAAACTTGGTTCAACAACACTCTTCAACAGCTTTTGAATGTTATCATTTGCAATCTTTTGCGTTTCTTCTGAGATGCCTGGTGTTGCACATAATGCTCCTAGCTTCTCAATTACAATCCATGCTTCGTGTATTGGGTTCATATTATTTGGTTTAAATCGTCATTATTTGAGAGGTCAATCTTTTTAGACTTCTCTTCTTTTTCAATATTATTAATTAGCTCATCAGCTATTTCATCTACAATATCACCATACTTGTCTCTCATTTCTTTGGACATATAATCCTGTGTGAACATAATTCCTATTGTATCCTGTTCCTTGTCAGGAGTGGCTACAATATCTATATAATCAAGTCCTTCATTGTACAATTCTAATAGAGCATCCAGGAATGTTTCTAGAGGAATCTTGTGCAGCCTAATTTGATTGTTGTTCTCCATTGATCATGTTTTTAAGTTGTTCCTCTTGATCATCTGTGAGTACAGCTGTCCATTTATCTATTGGACATTCACAGGAAAGACATTTAGTTTTGGCTGCTAATGTACATCCACAGTTTGTACAATGTGCATCAGGTCGTAATGTCTTATGATATTTAGAATGGTATGCACAGTCTAAACATATATTTATTCTTTTCTTAGCTGTTTCACTAATCAGTTCCTTCAGATGCGTTGGTGGCAGGGTGTTGTTCCTCCAGCCCTCCAGGATTTGTTTGAAATTCATAAAGCTTTGGTTTTAAAATGTTTATATTATGAATGACATTATTTAGTTTCACTGTTTCTGTTGCTCTTCTCTGTTCTGACAATGCAGGATTATCTATCCTACTTTGAAAGAGCTGCTGTTGAGACAACATCTTCTCCATCTTCTTCAGGGCCTTCTTGTAGTTGAACGTAAACTTTCCAAATCCTGAGATTTCTACACTATTATTTGTCTTCAACGCCTCATTTGCTGTATTAAACTGGTGGTTTATTACAGCCTCAATTGTTTTTTCAGAAATCATCATCTTGACAGCTTGTGTCCTGACAAGATATTCCTTCATAGATAGTGAAATGGGCTTATCCATGCGTCAGCTTAATTTCTAATGTTATGTCCTTTGCAAAATCCAGAACAATCATATTATTCACCTTCACTTTTGTCCCATCCTTCACTAGCACTTTAATCTTCTTAAGCTTACTGATTATATTATTAATCGTTGGACTTGTTGTCTTGTAAATGTCACAAAACTCCTGCCTAATATTAGAATAAGAAATGTTCCCCTTAACAGCTGTAAACGCTATAAGCTGTATCTCTCTATTTGTCAAATGGAGATTGTTAACAGCTGAAAGGATGGTGTAATATTTCTCTGCTATTAGGAGATCATTGTCTTCCTTCCTTCTGAGCTTCTGTAATATTCCTTTTGTTGGTTCCATATTTAGTTTATACAAATATAATCAAACTTGTTATACTTCCAAATACAATTGTTTTCTACATAGCTATATTATGCATCGTCTTTATGCTTATAAAACACTAGGGACATAGAGAATAAAAACAGAGCAATTGTAAATTCTTGCTCTATATATTCAGGATCTTCTGTTGTATGTTCTATAAACCATACACCAAATGTATAATAAGGACTAGATAAGACTTTCACCTCTAATATAAAATCAACAAACATAGCATCCCTTAATCCAAATATAATAGGATAGGCTATAAAAGTAATCAATGTAATAAGCAATAAAGGTATAATCATCGTTTATGTATTAAGGAAGATCTATTCCCACCCTCCACCCTTCAAAGGTCATGAAAATTCTTTTCACAAAAAAATAAAATTTTTTCTAAAATGGTAGGCATACTATATCTATAGGAGAAGAGACTACTCCATATTGGCACCCCAGCCTACGCAAAGGGTGTTGGGGTAATCCCCCACCACGCTACATTTTTAATCATTTTTTCACTAAAACATTCAAAAAGATGAAAAATTACATCATCACTTCTGCCACTTGCACAGACAAGGGTAACGTGTCTGCCTACACATCAAAAGGCGAAAGAATTCACATCTACTCTCGTCAACTAACATCACTTGGTCTGACCAATGAAATGATTGGCACAGACAAAGTGAAGGGCACAAACCCTATCACAGTTGACAATCCTCTTTTCTGCATTGCTGAAATTAAAACCTTCAATGCAAGAAAAGACGACCAAGGGAATTCTATTCCTTTTGCTGATGGCTCTAACACAATGACACGTCTTACTGCCTTGTCTGTCTTCACTAAGAAGACACAACTTATTGGTGCTCACGTTGAAGAGAACCTCTTGGAACAAGAGATTCAACACGAGACCACTAAGATTGCATCTTCTCGTGGCTTAACCACAAGTGATGTCAGCACATTGGCTAATGCTTCTGTCTAATTGCTGACGCAATTCTCGAAAGGGGGACTTTGTCCCTCTTTCTTTTTCGTATATAAGGGTGGGAGCAATGTACGTGGCTCATTTGGGTGGGAATATTCATAACTCATTGATAAACAGAGTGCAGTATACTCACTTAGCCCTTAAGACCAATAAATTACAATACTCAGAAACAATTATTCAAACAAAATATATAGCAATAACATGGAAACATTAGTAGTAAAGGGAACTAGTTTCTCATACAATGACATATCATTAATGAAAGGTTCTGACATTAAGGATGTAAAGGTTATACTTATACAGCCTAGTGGTAATACAGAAACAATTATGACTAGTAGGAATACTTTTAACATATGTAATGATTTAGGTTTAGAGTCGATAATATATGGGCTGTAATAGGCCCATTTGTTTTTTTACACACATAAAGAGTATGTCCTCTATAAAAGACAATGTTTGTTATGGATAGTATTAAAGTTATAGGAAAGATTACACTTCCTGATGCTCCTAAAAAGCACAAATGTGTATGTCATGATTGTGGTGATGTATTAGATGATTCTTGTGGTGATCCAAGACATTTAGTAACTACAGCAGAGTGGACAGATGGTAGAAAAGAAGAGAGAATGATATGTGATGTTTGTGCTGATGAGTTGTTTGGAGACTATGAACCATCTAGTATGTTTGATGGTACACCAGATTGGATGAGATATTGTTATTAAGGACTATTATAGTCCTTTTGTTTAATGCACCAATTCCACGCAGATATATATAAAACTGCACTGATAGTCAATTAGGAGATGAAAACGTCCACCTACACTATCAGTTTCCCAAGGGTGGACAGATGTAATATAGGGTCTATGGGCTTAGGTCTATAGTTTACGAGTGAGAACCATATTACATCTGAGTGCAGAGGGGACAAACAAACATTGAAATCAATTAAATTTAAATAAAATGGAGACAACAATATTCATTGATACGTATGACAAACCATATCTATCTATAGACAATAGAAAGATATTCCTTGATTGTACATATGAAGGAGAATATAAAGCACATAGAAAACTAATGCTTAGAGAAGGAATTAAACCTGCTGTAATTGCTCATAGTATAGCAAATACATTTCTTGTTCCTGTTGATAGTAAGTTTGTCTTGTGCATAATGCAAGTAATTAATCAATTTTTATAAAATCAAATTCACACACACATGAAAAAGATTACACTGTTAGCAGAACTAAACTGCTTAAACAAATTAGTAAATGGTAAAGTTGTTGTTCTTAACCTTTCAGAAGGTAAATACACAACGTATAATCCAGGTAGGTTTACACCACAAATGTCTGAAACATTCAATCCTGAAGACTATGCATTGATGGAAACAGAATATTGTCCTATTGTTATTCTTGCTACACCAAGGATGAAGGAAGAATATCTTGTTAACAAGGCTTGGAAGGAGCAATGTAATAATAGTGTTACAAAATACATAAACTTCAAAAGGTATTAATATTAACTAATAAGACAGCCCAATTGAAATATATTGGGTTGTCATAAATTTTAAACAATGAGAAAGTTGTATATAGCAATAACATTTGCAGCATTACCCTTCCTATTAGTGTGGATGGGTTTTATATTGACAGGATTTGCATTTAATCCTTATGAGGTATTTCAGAATGGTAATTTCTGGGGTGTTTCCATCATCTATTGGTTTATGTATGTATGCCTAATAGGCTTTATAATAGAAATGGTAGATGAGGATATTAAATTAAATCACAATAAAACTAATAACAATGGCTATTAATCTTATTAAAGAGAAACTTGAGAAGCAATTAGAGCTTCTCAAGGAATTAGAACAATCTATAGAAGCAGAGAAATATAGATATGTAGTGAAATACGAACACCATTTTGGTAATAGCACAGAAATATATTCTCTATATGATAGAGATGTAGATGATGTTATCAAGGTGGATAGATTAAGCAGAATATTATCTTGGCTTAATATCAGGAATATTCCAATAGAACAAGTAAAAATCATACACGAAAATGGAAACAATTAAAAAACTCCTCACTGATGGTGTAGTTACCATCGAAGAAGTTCTTGAATATGCAGAGACATATCAAAGAGCAATGGATGCATTTAATGATGCTCAAATTAACAAGTATTACGATGTTGAATATGGACAGAATCAATGGCCTGAGGATTGTCAGGATACAATAGATGAAGAGAGACAGTTACGTGATGCAATGATGTCTGCAGATCAAGAGATGGAACAATCTCGTTCTGACAATCCTGAATACATCATTGCAAGTACATCTAGAGCATTAGAAGAAACACTTATATTTGAATCTGATGCAGATGGCCTTCTTCTTGAATGTGATTATGGAGGAATATCTTGTAGATATAACCCAGAATTAGATTGGACAGATTCTGACCTTGCTGTTACAAAAGTATTTGGTGAGGGTGTGTTTGAAAGAATATCAGAAGTAACACCTAACGAAAAAGGTTATTTTGTCATATACAAAAGAAAACAAATTAATTAATCCCTAAAAACTCACATAACATGGGAAAGAAATCATTTTATTTATTAATGACAGCAGCATCATTCTTCTTCTTTATTGCTGTATCTTTGGCATTAACATGCGTTATGCCATGTACAAGAACTAATGCAATTATTGTATTAACAGTTTGCATATTTGGTTCCTTGATAACAATAGCTTGGTTTGATTCGTTCACCAAGGCTAAAAAATAGAGTTTTAATAGGTATGGATATAAATAATCGCCTGGTGTTTCTACACTGGGCTTTTTTCATTTATTAAACAATTTAAATCAATTAAAATGACAGATTCATTAAAAAAGTTATTAATTATGCTATCATTAGTCATAGGACTAATTGTTTGTTGCATTCTATCTTCATGCTCAGCTAATAAATATGGTTGTGGACATGGAGCACCTAAACAGACATGGAACAAAATGGTTAAACGTATTAATTCACAATAAATAATTATGTGTGTGGGTCATCCCTGAAACTCTTATGAGCGTAGGGGATTCCACATCATTAAAATTTTGAAATCAATGAAATATCTATTATTTTTAACAATGCTCAGCTGTACAAGACAAATTGCTCATAAGCCTACACACAGAGAAATTAAAAAGGCTATGAGATATAGTACATCATTGTACGCACAGCCATCAATTAAAACACATTAATATGCACATCACAGGTAAGCTAATATTTAAATCATACAAGCCTCTAAGACTTGAAAGAGGTATGTTGTTCCTTGTTAGACAGAATAAAGACATGGTTATATTCCAATTGACTGTTATGCCAATTGATGTAGATGCATATCTACAACTCAATGGTTATCCTGTAGATCCATATATAATACTAGAAGGTAATAAAAATCTTGATGAGGATTATATAATTGCCTATCCACATCAAATAGGATGGTGGGATGTAGGAGAACAGTCTGATGAGCTATATGATATTACATCTAAAGAGATAAATCAAATCTTAGACAATGATTGTCGTGTTGATATAGAGGTGGAAGATGATGAATATGATGTTAGAGGATTTCCTATTCCTCTATTCATACAAGACAAAGCAATCCTAAGTCATCCTCTAGAGGAAGAGAATGATGATGATGATGTTGAATATTTCTTTGATGATGATGAAGAATACTTACCACCAAGTTCTAATGATGAATGGGAAAATCAATTTACTAATCCAAAAAACAATCTTTATGACCAAGATTAAACAAAGTCTTTTGATGAGACTATTTGGCATTAAGCCAAAGAACAATGACCTACAGCTAAACAAATTAACACCAACTGAAAGACCATTCAATGTACGAGAGTATAACCAATGGTGTAGACAGTTTAATGTAAGTTCAAGAATACACCATAGATAAAATATTATGGGGATGGATGAGAATTATGTGCCTGGGAAACTGGGCACATTTTCTTTTTAAACAATTTTATAAACATAGAAATCAAAAATTAAAACAATGAAAGCATTATTAAGTAAATCACCATTAAGAAACATTAAATGGTTGAAAGCAGGTTCTAAAAAAGCGTTAAGTATTTTGTCTGGTATAAACAGACCAATCGTTTCATCTCATGTAAATCCTATTGCTGAGTCTATTAGCAAAATAGATATATTGAGACCTGTAATTGTTGCTGAACTAAGTTTTATTACAGGAAGAATGACCAAGTATATAATTGATGGTCAGCACATGTTCACTGCATGCCTTAGGAACAACGTAGATATTCCATACGTACTTATTCCTATTAAAGATCCTAAAGAATTAATTGAGGTTCTTGCTTTATTAAATGCAAGTTCTAAGAATTGGTCTATACAAGATTATGTTACAGCATGGGCATCTTTGATTGAGGATTATATAAAGCTAAACGAATATCAATCTACTTATGATTTTGAGTTCAGTATCCTTGCTGATATCCTATCTGGAGGAATGGCAGGATCTGGTGGATCAACCTCAAGAAAGATAAAAAGAGGAGAATTCAGAATTATAGATGAGAAACAAAACGTAGAAATAGTTAAGCAATTAACAGATCTTTTAAAGATTGTTAATCGTATGAGCAGATTTGAGAATAGATATTTGTGTAGTGAGTATGTTAAATTTAGAAGATCTATAAGTTCATATGATCATGATCTATTCATCAAGAAGATAAAAAGAAATAAAACCAGGTTTGCTCTTGCTACACAAGAATCAGGTAGACTATTTGAAATGTTCAAAACAATGTAAACAATTAAAACCCCACAACCATGCGTATTAAAAGCACACGTTTAGAATGGTGTAGTAGAGACCATTCTAGAGACAACATTTTAGTCCTAGACAACACTGCTAATTCATTTTGTCTTATAGATAGAATATTTGCTCATACAGGCAGAAAGTCTAATAGATTGACAATCACCAAACATAAATACTTTTATGCTCCTTCAGAAGAGTATAAACAATTTGTTGTTAGGTTTAAAAGAACAAAATAATGAGAAGATTCTATGCAATGGAGAGAGATGTGTATGTTAATTACATCTCTCTTCTTACAGAAGAGCCTGTAAGGCTTGAAGATACACCATTTGATTATGGTTTTAGAGGCTTAACAGCCAAAAGAGCTAGACAGCTCATATATACAGAGAAAGAAGGAAAAGCACTCCAAGTTATAAATAGGAATGTTATTTTGCTTGAAATCAAAGAAAAATATTAAATTTGTCATCTAAAATTTTAAAACATGAAGAAATTAGTTCTTATTATTGCATCATTTGCATCATTTGCATCATACGCACAGAAATTACAAAAGCCAAACCTTAGTGTAGGTCTTGTAACAGCACTTCCTACAGACGCTAACAGTGAGAAAGTACATGTAAATCTTGGTTCTACATGGTTTCAAGTGAGTACAAAGTATAATAACAAGTTTACAGGTATTGTAGACTTTGGTTATGTACGTTTCAAGGCTGATCCTGAGACAAACTTTGCTACAGTACCAATGATGGTTGGACTAAAGTATTTTGTTAATGAGAGTGCCTATTTTGGTTCTTCAGCAGGATTATCATTTTATAACAAGAAAGACAATGGTACAACATCATTCTCATTTGCTCCATTCATAGGAGTTAAAATGAATCATGTTAATGTTGATGCACGTTATATTAGTATTGTTGAGAAAACAAACCCTGTTAAAACCATTGCATTAGTAGTGGCATACACTTTGTAATATTTATATTATATTTGTAATAGATTTTTATATTCATTTTTTTTTGATTCCCCTTATGTTTCTACATGAGGGGTTTTTATTTCTTAAATTTGCACATTATGATAGAAGCAATATGTATTGATGACACTAAAAGACCTAAAGAGATTCCTGTTGATAAATGGGTGAAGAAGGGAGAAACCTATTACATTATATATACAGTGTGGAGCATTCCTTCACAAGCACTAGGAGTTCATCTTGATGAGATAGCACTAGATGATTGCTGTCTTCCTTATGAGTATTTTGCAGCAAGTAGATTTGCATTCACACATGAAAACTTATTACTGCTAATGCAAATGATTAAAGATTGTAATAACACAGCGTTCTCTATGGATGAATTACTAAAACAAACACAATTAGAAGAAGTTTAAACATTACAATTATGAACAAGCCAGAGAATATATACACAACAGAGGAAACCACAACAAAGAAATTTGAATATGGTAAGCCTGAAGGATGGGATAAGAAAAAAACTCTTCCAATAATCAACCCAAAGGAGTTTAAAATGAAATGGTGGATGATTATAAGAGATGTGTGGAGAGGTAGAGAGGATATAGAACCTAAATACTTAATGAGATATGATGGTTGGCTGCATGAACTTAAAACAATATTAATGACTATATTCTTTATGTCGTGCCTAACTTACATGTTGTTTCATTCTTCTCTTGTTACAACATCTGCATCAAATGAAGATAATGATCGTGAAACATTCTTTGATAAAGGGATGGATTATGTTCTAGGAAAGTATGATGAATGGAAATATGGTCCTATTATAGCAAAGCCTGACACTATATACCAGGTAAAGAAAGATACAATAGCCCCAATGATTCCATTACTTACACAGGAACAGTTGGACAGCATTATAAATTCATATAACCAAAGACTTGATTCATTAAAAGCTGCTGATTCAACAGCTAAAATAGAATAACATGAAAAAAGCAATCGTAAAATTCAATGGTGGTAGAGGTGCTATTCTTTGCTCTAAATGTAGAAAGATAATAAAGGAAGGACATGAGTCCACTCCTGAGGAAATACAATACATTAGAGGAGAAATAGACCACCTACCAGTTCAATTTTGTGACCAGTGTACCTTAAAGGACACATTATTCAAAGGAAAATGTGTAATATAATACACATTATACAAAGGAATGTTGAAAATAATCAACATTTTGCACAAGGTGTCGAAAAACAGCACTTTGTGCAAAAAACTACACAGAAACCTGCACAGAAAACTACCCAGTAAAAATGTTTACAAAAACGTAAACAGTTTAAAAAAGTAAACAAAATGGTACTATAAGTACTAATAATCAAATAAATTTAAACTATGAAAGGTAAAATACATAAAACAATTAGTGGAGAATGGGTAGTTAGAGTTGTCTCAGAAGAGACACCAGAGTGTGACACAATAGTGGAACATGGAACCCAATATTCATTACATCCAGATGATGTCAAACAAATAAACAAAGATGCACAAGTGTTTGATAATATAGAGGCTAGAATAGCTGCCTATCCTGATGTAGAATTTGACTGGTGTGTTATAGTACAACCTGATGGCAAGGGTAAAGAATATGCTAAACTTTTAAACCATTAAAACTTAAACAAATGACATCAATAGAATGGTTAATAGAAGAAATGCTAAGTAAAGGGTTTTTTAAAGAGTCAGTAACATTGACTAATATAGACCACTTACAATATAAAGCAGAAATACTGCACAAGCAAGAGATAATAGATGCTTGGAATGATGTTTATGGTAATATAAAAGATGCAGAACAATACTATCAAGAAACATTTAAAAAAGATTAATTATGAAATTAATAATCCAAGAATTAATTGATGAAATAGTTGAACATCTTACTTATGATGATAAATTAAGTGAAGACTCAAGAATTACTTATGAAACTATTAGATTAAGATGTCTAAGTAAATTAAAAAAGGAAGAAGAACAAATGAAAGAAATGTATCTTAAAGGTATAGAAAATTGTGACTCACTTCCCCAACAAGAAACATTTGTAAGTAAGGGAAGTGATGAACACCACGAGGATAACCTCGTAGAGATACCTACATCTTCCCAAACAGAAATATCAGATGAAGAAATAGAGAAAGAAATAAAAAGTAGATATGAAACACCACATTATAATAGTGGATTTATGGATTGTGCTAAATGGTATAGAGAACAATTAAAACAACTATAACTTGGCAGTAAAATGAGTTTAGTGCCATTTTATAGAGAACAATTAAAATCAAGATATTTTTCCACTAAAAAAGAATTAGTAAGAATATTTTCCACTAAAAGCTAAAAAACAAAGAAAATTTTAGATTATGGCACTAATTATTGACCCACCATCAGGATGGAAGTATGGTTTTCCTAAACCTATTCCTGAAGACAGAAGATATGATTCTTTAACATGGCTAGTAGAACAAGGATATCCTCAATCAGAAATAGATGCATTAGGAGAGCATTTCTACTGTCGTTACTGGGAAAAACCAGATGAAGCTATAGATAACTATTACCAAAATGAACAGGGTGATAAAAACGTACCAGATGAGTGATTTAACTAAACTAGACATCTTTAGGAAAAGAATGCTGAAGCTTGGTATAGAGCTTCAGATGTCATCTAACTACCCTTGGATATATATAGACTCTGTAAATGGTAATAGAATAAAAAGAGAAGATTACTTTGAAGGTAACCATGGGTTCACTATAGGTTTTCATCCTATTAGACCAGACCAGGTATTTGAATTCACTGATATTGGTGAGATTTTTAAACTTATAAGAAAATACAAATGAATGTACTAATCTATGACATTGAAACCATGCAAGAACTATTTCTTGTAGGAATATATGATCCTCAGGAGGACGTATATAGAGAGTTTGAGGTGAGCAAGAACAAGGATGAGCTTGGTAAGTTTGTTGAGTTTACGCAGTTATTTGGGCACTATTTTTGGGTGGGTTATAATAATCTACGATTTGATAGTCAAGTCTTAGAATGGATCCTAAGGAACTTTGAAACATTACAACAGCTCAGTGCTCTTGATATCTGCAGTAGGATAGCACAGAAAGCAGCAGATGTAATACATGATGCAAACTTTGAAGTCTTACCTGAGTATAGTGAGGACAAACTATCTCTAAAACAGATAGATGTATTTAGAGTGAATCACTATGATAATAAGAACAGACGTGTATCATTGAAGAGACTGGAGTTTGAAATGGATCTTGAGAACATTGAAGAGATGCCTATTCACCACACTAAAATTGATATGACTGATGAAGAAATTCGAGTTACTAAAGATTATTGTAGAAATGATGTTATGGCTACTCATGCTTTTTATAAGATCACTATTGGTGACTGTGATCATCCTTTGTATCGTGGAAATAATCAGATTGAGCTGAGACAGGATATAGAGGAAGAGTTTGGCATTCCATGCTTGAACTATTCTGATTCCAAGATTGGTGATGAGATGATTAAAAAGTTTTATTGCCAGGAGAAAAACATAACTTACAGTGACCTTCCAAAGAAAGGATTCTTTAGAAAGCAAATCAAACTGAAAGAATGTGTTGCTCCATATGTTACATTTGAAACAAAAGAGCTCAAAACATTCCTTAAGATGATTAAGGATACAACTCTTGGTCTACAGGATGATTTTAAAGAAACAATTAGATTTTATGATAACTCATATACATTTGCAAAGGGTGGGCTTCATACAGAGAATTCTCCTAGAATATTTGAATCTGATGAAGACCATGATATCATTGATTGGGATGTTAGCTCTTACTATCCTGCAATTATTATTAATAATAATCGTTATCCCTATCATTTGGGTAAGGAATTTCTACGTGGCTATAAAGCAATGTTTGAGAAAAGACTCGAATTAAAGCCTCTTGCTAAGAAAGATAAACGCATCAAAGGAATAGTGGGCGCATTAAAGCTTGCAGTTAACTCTGTGTATGGTAAGTCTTCTGATATGCAATCCTGGATTTATGACAGACAGCTCACAATGTTCACCACTATTACAGGTGAACTATCTCTTCTAATGCTTATTGAGCAATATGAATTGAATGGTATTAACATCATCTCTGCTAATACAGATGGTGTCACTGTTAAGATTTCTAAGGATAAGATGGATAAGATGTTTGAGATTAATCAATGGTGGTGTGATGCAACTAAGTATGAGCTTGAGAGAACAGACTACCAAAAGATTATATTTTCAACAGTAAATGATTATATTGCTATAAAAACAGATGGAGAAATTAAAAAGAAGGGAGATTTTCTCACAGATTTTGAACTTCATAAAAACAAATCAGCTAGAGTCGTTAATCTTGCTCTTGAATCTTATTATGTTCATAACATTGATCCCACTGATACTATTTGTAATCACACTAATGTATATGATTTTTGCCTGAGACAAAAAGCTTCTAAAGACTTCCATTATGAAGGAGTTAATAAAAGCACAGGTGAGAAGACAATATATAATAAGTTGATTCGTTATTATGTATCTAAGAAGGGAGAGAAGCTTCTGAAGGTAAAGAATGAAGAGTGTGATACTAATGCTGCAGATGTTTCTCAGGTTGAAGCAGGTGAGTGGGTGATGCATGTGTGCAATCATCTAACACCAGATCATCCTTTAGATAATATCAACTATGATTATTACATAGAGCGTGCAAATAGAATCATTTACAAAATCCTATATGAAGGAAAAAGAAGAAAGGTCACAATTAACCCTAATCAATTAAATTTATTCTAATGGCTATTAACAGAACAAAATAAAACAAATTTAAAATATTATGAGTAGTAAAGTAAATCGTACTAATGTTGGTGATCATTTAGTTGATTACCAATTAAACATGGTAGGTAAAACTGTAGCAGAAGCTCTCAGGACAGATAAATGGTACAGTGAGTGGACTATGACAGACGAGCAGCATGAACAATTCAAAGGTTATGCTATTCCTCTAATTAAAAAAGTATTTAAGTGTAACAAGAAGAGGGCTGAAGGTATATTTGGCTGGTTTAATCTTCAATTTGGATTACGTATTGACAACTCTAAAATAACAAATGATGCAGATTTACAAGATCTTGAGCTCTGACAAGCTATCAGAGTACACATTTATTGTGTCAGACAATCCTGTTAGAAACTATAGACTAATAGACAAGGATGATGAAGATGTCTTCTATGCTGAAGATTATGGAGATGGTATAAGATTTAAAAAGAACATTAATAAAGATTTTGATTATTTACAAATATCAGATCTTAAACTTTTTCTAGATTTAATAGATCAGTTTGACAATAACCTATTTGATCACTATGAAGTGTTTGAATTAATAGCAACTTTGTAATATGGAAAACCAAGGCAAAAAGAAGTCCCAGATTGAAGATTCTGGGGCTTTTGCTTTTATAGCACTAATTATTATAAGTCTTATATTAATGATTTTAGCAGGTTTATGTTCCTGCAACACATCATCTCATTCTGTTCCTCAGAAAGAAAGAATATGGATACACATGAGCGATGGTGATTCTGTTGAATTGGTTGCTGATGAATATGGTAGTCAGTACATCAAACAAAAAACCTATCGTAGCAATTACATCTACATTCCTTACATAGGAGAAACAGAAGAAGGAGATACATTACAATTTTTTAACATTAAAAACAAATAACAATGGGAGCATGTCAATTTAAAAACTCAGGAAGAGGAAGATCTGCAGCTGCTGTATTTACAAGATTACAAGAGAGTGCTGAAAGAGAATATGGTGATGATTCATACAATGGAACTATTAGCACTGTACCAAGCTTCAGAGATCTCACTAATGAATGGAAAGCAAGCAAGAAGAGTCTTGATGTATTCATTGAAATGAAGTTAGATGATGCTTGTAAGCGTGATTGTTTTGCTATTTGTACACATCAACCTGTTATCAACAGGAACAAGATTAAAACACAAGTGGAGCACAATATAACTGCTGGTACAAAGAAGTGGGTCTTGAAATACACTGTACAGACTTATGATGGTGTTATCAGTAGTCATCCAACAAAAGGTGCTGCAGTTAATGCTGCTAGAATTTATACAGAAAAGTATTTAAGTCCTAGTACAATACATATGACAAAAACACTTGAGAAAGGCAATACACAGGTGGCTAAAATCACATACAAAACATCATCAGAAGAAAAAGATGGTCAGTGGATTTTCTTTGGTTATGCTGCTGAATAATAAAAATAAATATTTATGATACATCAAGATTATGAACATGAAGCTTTAAGAGATTTTGTATATTTGCAAGAAGAATTAGAACTCATCAGACAAGAGCTTCGTCAGGAAGCAATTATATACTCCTCACTAGAAAAAACCCCAGAAAATGCAGATAAACAAGTGGCAAAAGTTTTCAGACTTACACCAAAAGGGCTACAATTTGGATCAGATGTTCCTTTTGAGCCAAGTGGAGAGCAACAATGATGTTAAATCCTTTGTTAAAGGGTCTCTTAAACTAGAGGTGCTTCATCATGGGTTATATAGAAAGGGACTTATAACAGAAGAGGGTGGTATAACCCTATTAGGCAAATCTATGCTTGACTTTCTGAAGGAAGAATCTAAAACAAAGATTGATAAAATCTTGATTCCTGATTCTTGTTTTGATGATTGGTGGAAGGCCTATCCAGGCACAGACACCTTCACACATCATAACAAGAAGTTCACAGGTACTAGAAGTCTTAGACAGAAGAAAGATGAGTGTAAGGCTAAGTTCAATAAAATCTTAGCAGAAGGAACTTATACATGTGATGAGCTAATCAGTGCTGTAGAGTTTGAAGTGATGCAGAAGAAAGAGGTTTCTGTTAAAGAGAAGACTAATAAGCTTTCCTTTATGCAGAACAGTCTCACCTATCTAAATCAAAGAAGCTTTGAACCATTTATTGAGCTCCTCAGAGATGGTAACACTATTGAAGAATCAAATCCTATAGGAGGAGGTACAGATATATGAGTTTTGAACAATTAAAGAATGAAGTGCAAATGGGTATGGATGGTAGGAATAGTGGTATTCCTATGGGCTTTAATAGACTGAATAGATATGTAGGTCTGAGGAAGAGCATGTATTTCTTGATAGGTGGTAACACAGGTTCAGGTAAGACATCCTTCATAGATGATGCATTTGTTCTCAATCCATTTGACTGGTATATTATGCAAAAAGATCCAAAGATCAAGTTACGTATAATATATAGATCAATGGAGAGGAGCAGAACATACAAACTTGCTAAATGGGTTTCTCGTAAAATCTTTCTAGATCAGGGCACTATTATTCCTGTTGCAAAGCTATTAGGTTGGAATGATCAAAAGATGACTAAAGATGAGCACGATCTATTTCTTATGTATGAAGATTATATGGAAGGGATGTCAGAAATCATTACAATCATTGATGGTCCAGAGAATCCTGTAGGTATTGCTAAAGAGCTAAAAGCACATGCTGAAGCTAATGGTAGGATTGAACAACTAGATAAGTATAACAAGATTTATATTCCTGAGGATGAGAACACACTAACCATTGTTGTTATAGATCATGTTGGCCTGTTAAAGACAACAAAGGATCAACTCACTAAGAAAGAAGCTATTGATAAGATGAGCGATGAGCTCAGATATGCAAGAGACTTCTTTGGGTATACACCTGTTGTTGTTAGTCAGTTCAATAGATCTATTTCTAATCCTATGAGGATTAAGAATGGTGATGTAGAACCTCAATTGGAGGATTTTGCAGATAGTTCAAGTACACAAAATGATGCTGATGTAGTTTTAGCGTTATTTGATCCTATGAGATATAAGGTACCAGATTCTTCAGGCTATAATGTAAACAAGTTAGTCGATCAGTATGGTGCTAAGTATTTCAGAAGCCTAAGATTATTAAAGAATAGCTATGGTGAAGATGATGTCAGAGTGGGTCTTGGTTTTCTTGGTCAAATTGGTATGTTTAAAGAATTGCCTAGAAAGAAAGATATGTCAGATGCAGATTATGAAGCAGTTGTAAATAAAACATATTTCCTAAACAAATAATTATGAAAGTACAAAGTTTTACCTATAACACTGTGCCCAGGGCTAACGATAGCTTTTGGCAGATTGTGTTAATCCCTACATGCTCAATCTTGAGCAGCGTAGATGAATATGATCCTTATATAGCAGTGAATTTTGAATGGTTGTATTGGTCTTTATCATTAACTTTTAGACATGACAAAACAAGATGATTTACAAAAGGAGTTTGTAGATAAGGGAGAACATTTCTTCAAGTTACATGACAGGGGGTATTATAACCTCGCAATGAGATTTGGTAAGTGTAAAACTACAATTGACCTCCTTGGTAGGATGTTTGGATATGATTGCAATATACTGATAGCCTATCCAGATAATAAGTTAAAAGAAACATGGCATGATGAGTGTAGACTGTGGGAATATGACAATCCTAATATCACATTTGTAAACTTTACCTCCTTAGGAAAGTATGAAGATTCATGTTTTGATTTCTTCATCATTGATGAGTTTCATTCAGCTTCTGACAATGAGAATGCTATTTGCCATTTTATTATGGACAATAGCAATTACACATTAGGCCTGTCTGGAACTATTAGTGAAGAAACTAAATCTCAATGGGATCTTGAAGAAATAGCATCCTACACTACAGACCAAGGAATACAAGATGGTATCCTTGCTGATTATAAGATTACAGTGCACATGGTCCATCTTGACAATACAGTTAAGACAGCTGACAAAAAAGGAAAGCTTAAGACAGAGAAGCAGAGATATGATGGATATACATGGGTGATTGAGAATCTCAAAAGGCAGGGATCAAACTTTATGCATTTAGCTCTCTCCAGGAACAGATTATCATTATCATCGTTAGGAAAGATGAATCATGTAAGAAAGTTGCTTAGTGTACTATCAGACAAAAGAGTATTGATATTTACAGGACAAACAATAGCAGCTGATAATCTTGGTGTTCCTTCCTATCACAGTAAATCTAAAGATGAATCTGCTTACTTAGGCTTCCAGAACAAACAACACAACCATCTTGCATTAGCTGCCATGGGTAAGATGGGTGTGACATATAAAGAGTTGGACTCTGTTATTCTGCTAAACTTTACATACAATGCAGAAGAGAGTTCACAAATCCTCAATAGAGCTATCAAGCTAGACTACCAAGGCAAAGTGGCTGATCTCCACATCATCTGTCTGAATGAGACAGCAGAGATAAAGAAGATTAAAGAAAGTCTTTCAATGTTAGACCAAACTAAAATCAATTATTTATGACACTAGAAATCATAGAAGACAAAAGATTTAATGAGCCTACATGGTATATATTAAAACTTGATGGTTTAGCAATACAATGCTCAAAAAAGTTAGAAGAAATAGAAGGGATGTATAATGATATTATTGAAAATCCTGAAATTGTAAAAGAAACAAAAACTGTTTTGAAATCTCAACAAATTTGATTATCTTTACAGACATTTCTAACTAAATAAATTACAAACATGGCAAGCAAATTAATTGGGATTGTTGGCTTCACTGGTACAGGTAAAAGCACTTCAATCAAACACTTAGATTCAAAAGAAACTTACATTATTAACACAGCGAAGAAAGAACTACCATTCAAAGGAGCAGAAAAACTTTACAACGCAGAAAGCAAAAATTACAAAGAGGTGGATGACATTACAGAAATAACACGTTTGCTTAAAACGATTTCTGATAAAGCCCCACACATTAAAACTGTAGTTATAGAAGACAGTAATTACATGATGAGCTTCAGAATGGCTGAGAAAGCAGCTGAGGTTGGTTTTACAAAGTTTACCATTCTTGCTAAAGACATGGTTGAATTATTTAGAGAAGCTCGTAAGCTTCGTGATGATCTCAAAGTGTTCTACTTTACACATCCTGAGATAATAGAGGATGGTGGTGAGATTGTTGGATATAGAATTAAGACATCAGGTAAGATGTTAGATAATCAAATTAATTTAGAAGGTCTCTTCACAATATGTTTATATACACATATTGAAGAGAACAAAGATGGGTCTGCTAGTTATAATTTTATAACTAATAGATTCAAGAAATATCCTGCAAAGAGTCCTGATGGAATGTTTAGTGAACTAAAGATTCCTAACAATTTGCAGCTTGTAGTGAGTACTATTGATGAATATTATAATTAATAACAATTTAAAACAATGAAATCATGAACATTGGAGGTAAAAAAAGAGAAACATCACAATTTACAGAAACACAGAAGAAAGTAGGTCTGTTTGAAGGCAAAGTGATTGCAATTAATCCATCTATTGAGGAATATAAAGAAATCCTTGGTATGGAATTAAAAGAAGAAAGTAAAGCCACAGAGTATCTTGGCGAAAGTAAGGATGGTGACACAACACTTAGAGTTGATTTTTGGCTTGAAGAAGTTAAAAATCAAGATAAGTTTAAAGTGACATTCTTCTTAGAGAACAAAGAGAAAGAGAACAAAGATCAAACTAAGAAGCAATACATCAACAATGTTGGTACGTGCTCTTGGGCTGATGATCCAAACAATCTTCCTAAATGGTTTTCTGAAAGAGATTATCGTGTAGCATATGTTGGAGAGGAAGATTTTTATAGCTTTATCAAGACATGGTTAGGTGAATTAGATTATCGTGATGCTGAAACCACTCTGCAGTTAGACTGGAAGAAGTTGATAAAAGGTAATCTTAAAGATCTTAAGAGTCAAGTAAATGGTGAGTATTGCACAAATGTTGTTGCTCTTGCAACTATTAAAACTGTAATCAAAGAAGATGATACAAAGGAATATCAGGGTGTTTATAACAGAGCATTTCTTCCTGCGTACACCATTAAACAATTCAGACTTGTAGACTTTTCTAGCCCTAACATCATAAGTGGTCTTAAGGGTAAGAAGTCTAAAGACTTGAAACCTCACGAGAGATTTGTTCTCAATGTAACAGGTGAGTATGGTTGTAAAGACTTTTATATCTTGAAGGATTTAAAAGACTATAATCCAAACGATAATCTGGTTGCATCAGATGAACCAATGTCTACTGATGGTAGTGATTATTAAACTCGTTTTGTTTGTTAAATAAGAAGTCCCTCACAGAAATGTGGGGGATTTTTTTTATCTTTACTATATGATTTCAGGCAGAAAAAAGACAAAACTTACAATAGATGCAGTCTTAGACAGAATATCAGAATATGACATTTTCAGATGGTACATGCCTGACAAATCATGGAAAATAAACCAAGTGACTTATTCTCCCTTTAGATATGAAAACAATCCTTCTTTCCTTATAGGAAATAAACATGGAGGATTGAATTTTATAGATTTTGCAGATACAAGTCTTCGTGGAGATTGTTTCACATTTGTGAAGACATTGTACAATCTACAAAACATGGATGATGTTCTCAAAGTTATTGACAGAGATTTCAATATGGGAATAGTTAATGGAAAACCTACACAGGAATATAAGAAGATTATATCTGAGTATAAACAACCTGAAGATCTTGGTAAAAGATATTCTATGATTCAAGTGAAGACAAGAAAGTTTACTAATGAAGAACTAGAATACTGGAATCAGTATCACCAGGACATACAAGATCTCAGAGATAATAACATTTATTCTATCGACAAGGTGTTTCTTAACAAGTCTAGATTCACTCTAAAGGACAATGAATTGAGGTTTGGTTATTTCTATGATGGGCATTGGAAAATATATAGACCATTTGCTGATAAGAAAAACAAATGGATGCCCAACAATGTTCCCATTACAACAATGGATGGTATGAAGGATGTAGAACACTGCAGGCTTGCTTTTATTAACAAAAGCAAGAAGGATTATATGGTGATGAAGAAACTCTATCCCAACTGTTGTGCTGTACAGAATGAGGGCTTAGGATGCTTCTCTACAGAGAATGTACAATTCCTTAAAGACAATTCTGACATACAAATCCTATCGTTTGATGCAGATGTTACAGGTGTTCAAAATTCACAACAAATCACTAAGCTATTTGACTTTGGTTATTGTAACGTCCCAAGGAAGTTCCTAGTAGAAGGAATAAAGGATTGGGCTGACTTAGCAAAAACTCATGGCCTACAGGCTATTGAGAATTATTTAACAGAAAAAAACTTATTGTAATGGAAAAGAAACTATTTGAAATCGATGGTTACAGAATTTGGGCTTATACATACGATGAAGCCTATCAAAATTATTTACAAATATTAAAATTCTAAATTATGAATCTAGAAAGACATGTATGGGAAGGATGGACAGTTCAATCCTTTATAGATGAACTAGAACCATCATTTAATCAAATTATGGATGGTAATTCTTGGCAAAAACCATTTAATTCTAAAGATGAATTAAAGAAGTGGTGCATGGATCAACAGCCATATTACAAGAAGCACATCCCTGAAGTGGTTAATTATTTTAGTGAAAGATTAAAACAAATAGCATGACAATAGAAAATCTTGTTTCAGCAATTCAGCTAGAGGCTGAATATTTAGAATCTACAGAAGGTGATGTGTATGGGTGCATCACATTAGAAAACCTAGAAGGAATTTTAACCAGATATTTTAACCAAACAATCAAATTAGAAAATGGAAACTAGTACAAGCTACGTATCAGCAAAAGACATTTTAGTTAATGCTCAAATCCCACAACAGACAAAGACCTATAAGCCTGTTTCTCACAGACAGCTTATCGATCTTACGTTAAATGGTATTCACAATGCAGGATTCAAATTAGATAGTGAATCATACGCTGCAGCTAGAGGTGGCAATATAGCCAATGGTAGATTTTCTATTGCTAATGTAGCAGATTCAGAAATGCAATTACAAATTGGATGGCAGAATTCTTATGACAAGAGCTTAACATTAAAGTTTGCTATTGGTACAAAGATTTTTATTTGTCAGAATGGTTGTGTGTCTGGTGACATGGGTGCGTTCAAGAAGAAGCATGTAGGAGAGATACAAGATTTCACACCATCAGCTATATCAGAATACATCAAATCTGCAGCAGAAGCATTTAATAGAATGCAGAAAGAGAGAGAAGAGATGAAGCAGGTGGAAATAACTGCTAGAGTTAAAGCAGAACTTATTGGTAGAATGTTCCTGGAGAACCAAATCATCACATCTACACAATTGAATATAATCAGTAGAGAGTTAAAGTCTCCTACACACGATTATGGTGCTAAGGATAGCATGTGGGAGTTGTACAACTTCACAACATTTGCTATGAAGGAATCACATCCAGCATTGTGGATGGATAAGCATATGGATGCTCACAAGTTCTTTGTGAATGAGAGTGGTATATTGGTTAATCCAATGACTATTCAGGTGGCTGAAACTCCTTTTGTACAATTAGATCTTTTTGGTAATGATATAAATGATATAAATTATGCTTTGGGATAAATTTAAAGATTGCTTTCATGAGAGCTGGCATGAGAAAATGAAGCCATTCATTGAGAGTGCAGCGTGTGATGAGATTTATGCATATTTAAAGAAGGAGAGTGGAAGGGGCAAGAAGATTGCCCCTCTTTCTTCTAATGTATTTAGAGCATTTAAAGAAACACCTCTCACAGATCTTAAGGTGGTGATGATGGGTATGTGTCCCTATCACTCAGAAAAGAGTGGAAGCTATGTAGCAGATGGTCTTCTTATGGGATGTTCTATAACTAAAGAGATACAACCTTCCCTTGAGAAGTTCTATCATGGTGTAGAAGATGAGCTGTTTGAAGGGCTTAATCTTAATGCTCTATTCCCATCAGATGTTAGCTATTTAGCTAAACAAGGTGTTCTGATGATTAACGCAGCTCTCACTACAGAAATAAATAAAGCAGGTTCACATATAGCACTCTGGGAACCTTTTGTCAAACATTTCTTTGATTGTATAGAGACAGAAGGAGCTCCTGTAATATTCTTAGGTAAGGACGCTGCTAAATACAAAAAGCTTGTTGGTCCTTTCAAATGGACATTTGTCTTATCACATCCAGCATCTGCTTCTTATAAGCAAACAGAATGGGATACAGAGGGTGTGTTTGGTAAGGTGAATAAAGTTTTGAAAGACAACAACAATTTTACAATCGATTGGTTGGATGAACTCCCACCATTCTAAAACACTAAAACATGAGAAAAATAAAATATGGAGGTGTGTTACACCCTGGAGACTTTATTGCTATTAGCAATGGAAATCATATAAGCTTTGGATGGTATACAGGAGATGGTCGTGGTACATTACAATATTATTATTGGGGAAGCCCTAGTAGTGTATATAACACTTACCAAGAATGGCTATTAGAATCTGATGAAAAAAAAAAGAAAAGTTGGAGAACTAAAAAGTTTGAGAAAGGGTTTACTACAAAGTGTTTATGGAAATCATACATAAATGTTGTACATACGACAAGAGTGATGAAAATAACAAACATAGAAGACATATTTACAGAGCAAGAAGACAGAGAAATATACGAAAAATCAAGAGAAGCATTATTAACATTAAACTTTATTCAAAAATGATTTTAGAAAAACAAGACTTAGAAGTCTGGAAAGATGTAACAGGATTTGAAGGTTTGTATAAAATATCTAGTAAAGGAAATATACTTTCATTAGAGAGAACTGCAATACATACAAGTAAAACTGGAGAAAAAGGAATTAGAAAAGTTAATGAAAAAATTAAAAAACCTTTTAAAACCTCAAGAGGTTATCTAGTTGTACAGTTACATTCTGATAAGTCTTATAAATTTTCAGTACACAGACTTGTTGCTCTACATTTTCTATGTAATCCAGAAAATAAACCAGAAGTAAATCACATAAACTGTAATAAAGAATGTAATGAAATTTGGAATTTAGAATGGGTAAGCAAAGAAGAAAATGAAAATCATGCCTTACAAAAAGGCAAAAAACAATTTAAAGGTAACCAATATAAAAAACTAAAAAATAAAATATGATACTTGAGAAGCAAACAGAAGCCATTGTCCAGCAAGAAGGACAATCACAAGAATCAATTGGTATGTCATTAGACTTAGATTCTGCACAAATATTGATGCAGATGTTAAGTAAGAATCTCTATTCAGATTCAATAGGCTCCACTATCAGAGAATGTGCATCTAATGCACTAGATAGTCATAGAAGAGCTGGTGTTGACAAACCAATCGTTGTATCATTTAAGCCAAATGGATCTAACAACTATGATTTCTGTGTTGAAGATTTTGGTATTGGTCTAGATGCAGATGATGTAAGAAACATCATTAGTAAATATGGTAAGAGTACAAAGCGTAATAGTACAACAGAGTTAGGAATGATGGGTCTAGGTTTCAAAGCTCCCTTAGCTTATAGTTCTAGTTTCTATTTTGTATGTCGTAAGGATGGTATGGAACGTAAGTATATGATGTATGAAGGAGAAGACACCAATACAATTGATCTTTTGTATGAAAAGCCTACAAAAGAAGGAAATGGTGTAAAGGTGATTGTTCCTGTTCAGTATTATGACAGAAGTGACTTTTATAGTAAGATAAATGAGCAACTTGCTTATTTTGAGAGTGTGTATTTTGATGTTCCTGGTGGTGATGTAGATAACAATTTTAAAATCATCAGAAGTGAGCATTTTCAACAGTCTCCTCTTGCTACAGATAGTAAAATGCATATATGCTTAGACAATGTCTACTATCCTTTGGAGTTTGATAAGGTGGGAATTCCTGACACTATATATTTCCCAATAGCATTGAGATTTGGATTAACTGATGGACTATTTCCTACGCCTAATAGAGAGTCTATTAGATATACTAAGGAAGCTAAAGCCATTATAATGGAGAAGATTGAACAAGTTTCTGAATACATGGTGTTGAAATATAACGAAAGTATATTTGAAACAACTAACATCATTGAAATCATGAACTATTATAGTAGTGATAAAAGAAACCTTGATTTTAATGGCAAAACGTATGATATTTCTGGATTGGAACAATTTTCTACAACAGGAATAGCTCATCCTAAACTGAAAGGTATCAACATCCTCGATCTCAAAACTCTTTACAGAAATAGAGATTATATTCTTAATGAATATCATGTGAGGTTTAAGATAGATCATGGTAAATTCAGAGAATGTAAAAGACATTGGGACAGTGTTATCAGAATTGGTGACATGACCAAAGACAGACATTTTATTTATGATGATAAACTATCTGGTAAGAAGAAAGATTATTTGAGAGAGCTAATGGGTAAGAACTCAGGATATGGAAATAATAAGTTTCTAATTAAGAAGGTTAAATCTTATAAGCTTGGTAATATAAATAAGTCAAGTGATTATGAAACTTATATGGACATAATTGGTCTTAGAAAGATCCAGAGACATCTATGGAGAGCTGCTATTAAGGAGTTTCAATCTATTGTAGCTATGTATGTTGGCAGTCTTCCAAAGATTGAGGATATAGAAGTTCCTCAGGATTGGATTGATTCCAAGAAGAAGGCTAAAATCACCATATCTGGAGGAACAATTGGTCCTAAGGTGAGAAGAATCAAACTTAAGGGTGAGATTGTTGGTAAAGAAGCTTCTCCTCTTGAGAGATATGTAGATGGTAAAAACTGTAAATGGGTTCCTACAACATATAAATTGGAAGATCTTCATAAGAAAAGTTATCTCACAGTGTATGGTCGTCAGGTTGAAGCTGACACAACAGCTATGGATCATCTCTTTAAGATTACACATGGTCTTAAAAAGACACATATTAAGTTTGTAGCTGTCTCAGAGAGAGAGATGAAGAACATGGAGAAATTTGAATTACATAACTGGATAAAACTTGAAACATTTATGGAAGGTAAGAACAAACCATTTAAGAGAATTGTCACTGCATATTTAGTTAAGCAATTGATAGATAAGTATAATGATACTTTTAGTAAGAGTGAAAGATTAAAATGCTTGTCAGAAGATCTTACTAGCAAACTTGAGCTCCTTGAAGAGTATAGGAATAATCATTTCATATATGCAGGTGATACATTCTATTCAGCTATAGTGGCTTTAGCAGAAGAGAACAATTTATTTGATGGTGAAATCTATACTATCTATAAAGAAGTGAAAGCTTTCTTAGACAGATATGGGTTTGTTGAAACCTTGCTTGACAAGTCTTCCTATTATGGTGGTGGTGATTGGGAAAAAGACTCTATGATTTCTATCATAAGAGATATGCTTAAATATCATAGAAGAAGACTTGACTGGAAGAACTACAACATCAAGATGAATGAAGATGTTCCTACAGAACTAATAGAAGAAATTGTTGAAACATTATTAGAAGACTAGAAACAATAAGGGGGAGATATATACACTCCCCCATTTTAAAATTTAAAACAAAAAACAAAATGAGTAAATTCCTCAGCATGCAATGGTTCAAAAGTAAAATTGAATTTGCAGTAGAAAAAGTTATCACTAACAAGATCGAAAGTTTAATGGAACAAGAAGACAATGATGTTCCTGGAAGTGACTATGATGTAGATAAGCGAGTACCCTATCTAAACATCAAAATGGTAAATGATGTATTGACTGTTGTTATGAAGGATGGTGAGATTCTCACAAAGCCAAATGCAACAGCAAAGGATTTTGTTATGGCTAAAGCAGCAATGACAGAAGAAGACATCTATTTGATCATTGCTTCATCAGATGTGGTTTCTGAGAAAAGAGACAGAGAAGCTGAAGTTGCAAAACTTAGAGCTCTTCACAAGGGCATTGATCAATTGAAAGGTCTTCAACACTTCAAGGTGGAGGGTAATACAGTTTATCTAAAGGGTATTAACAGAAGTCTTCCTCAGTTGCTCGTAGAAAAGTTTATTGAGATTGTCTATCCTTATGTAAACAATGTTCATTTATCTCAAGAGGAAATAGAATATTGCATCAGTGATGATGAAAACTTCTTAGCTCACAAGAGATTCTTTATGTGGTGCTGTCTGAATCCAAGAGCAGAAGTTGCAGATAGTCTTTATGACTTCCTTAATAAGAATGGTATGAAGATTACTAAACAAGGTTTCTTTATTGCTCTTAGGAACATCGTTGTTAAACATGGTTCTGCATCTCTTGTAGATTTTGTAAGCAATGCATACAACAAGGTGAAAGCTGTATGGAAGAAGAGTCCTGATAACTACACTGTGTTCCTTGAGAATGGAGAATACAAATTGGTTCACAATGATGATCTTTATGAAGCTAAAGTAGCAGAATGTGATAATTGTGAGGGATCTGGTGAATCTTGGGATGAGGATTACAATGAATACACAGCATGTGATGTGTGTGATGGAGAAGGTGAATATACACATCAGATTGAAATAGAGCATGGAGAGAAGATTGGTCTTTTGACAGAACTCTATCTTGATCTTCCTAATAGACATGAGAATAGATATACAGACAACTGGACTAAGACATTTGACATTCGTGTTGGTCAGGTTGTAAGTATGCCTATTGATGAGTGTAATTGGTCTACACAGGATTGTGCTACAGCAGGATTACACTTTGCTGGTCACACAGCTCCTTATGTATTGTGTGGTGATACCACTGTGTTCACTTTACACAATCCTATGAAAGTTGTAGGTATTGGTGAAGAGAAGGGTCGTTGCTATGAGTATCTTCCATTCATGACTACCACTGTTCAGGAAGCAGATGAAATTATGAACTCACGTGATTTTGATTTCTTACAATTGGACGAGCAATATGCTATCAACGAACTTCAAAGTCTTGAAGAGAAAGTGAAAGCAGGCTTTGTTGCAGAGGCTAAGAAATATGATTTCAACTTGCCACACATCAGTGTTTCAGAGATCAAGAACATTGTTTCTTCTCTAGAGGAAATGAAGCATGAAATTGCCAATAGAATCAATATTATTGACTAATTAAATAAATTATGTCTCACAGTTTTTTAGTAAATTGTGAGACATTTTTTTAATTATGATAAAGAAGAAAAAGGCTGTTGCTAAAGCACCTAAAACTAGAAATGCTGGTACGCTCACAGAGAGTGCGTTTTGGAGTTTCATCAGGAGTGGACTAAGACAAAAGAGTAGATTTTGGAAACCTATTACGCAATGTAAAATGGCTAACAGAAGAACTTATAAAGGTCCCTTGAAAAGACAGAAGTTTGAATATCAATGTAACGAATGTAAAAGTTGGTTTCCTGATAAGAAGATTAATGTTGATCATATAAGACCTGCAGGTTCATTAAACTGTGCTAATGATCTACCAGGATTTGTTGAAAGACTCTTCTGTGAAATTGACAATTTGCAAATTTTATGTGAGAAGTGCCATAATGTTAAAACTCAAAATGAAAAGAATGGAAAAATACGAAAGAACAGTTGAAAAATTACACAACGATTGTATAGATCTTATAGATCACAATGTAAGAGATTGTGTTAATGTGAATGAAAACTTTACAGTTTTTTATAGTGGAAAGTATATGACTCTTTCTTCTGAACAACTTCAAAAAGAATGTGTTGGAAGAAAAATCATAAGTGAAGCTAAGTTTAAAACTCCTTATAGACTCCTATCTTATAAATGGAATCCTAAAAAATAAAATTATGGAAGAACAACAATTGAAAGTCAGTATTAACAGAGACCCCTCATTCACAGAGATATGTTATGAAGGATCTGTTGAGCTCAATGGAGCAGAACACAAGTTTTGGATAATATACCCACAAGGTGTAGATCCTCATGGAAATGAGTATGAAGTGGACGTTAGATGGTTCTTTCAGAGAGTTCCTAGAGAAGTAAGGGCTATGGTGCCATATATTATTGACGCATTTAAACAGAAAGCTTATGATGATGCTACAACTTAATCCAACAATTGAGGTGCACACTCCATTAGGAGATGGTGAAGCTATGTTCATAATAGACTATGGAGTTAATGTGAACACTATTTGGGTGGTGAGACTGGACAAAGGCGTAATGAAACATTTCTATTCTGATGACATTCGTGTATGGGGCAATCCTATGAATGGCAAAGGGTGGGATTGTGAAAAGCTAGATGAGATTGTTCAGAAGCTTCCTCCAGGAGCTGTTAGAAACATGGATTTTAAAACTAAAACAAATAAAGATTTATGATTACAGGTAAAACCAAAACAGAGGCTAATTATAGAGCTCTGACATTAGATAGCTCCTCTAGCTTAAAAGAGTTCTCCATGAACAGGAGAAAGTATCAGAAGAAATATATACTTAGTGAGGTTGTAGAAGATGAAGATTCTAAAGCTGCTGTTACAGGCAGAGTGGTGGAAACATTATTGTTAGAACCAGAAGAGTTTGATGGTAGATTTTATATGTCTACATGTCTTTCTGCACCAACAGGACTTATGAATGAGTTTGTTGAGGCTTTGTATAGACATACAGTTAATGCAACAGATGAGATGGGCAATGTAACAAGATCGTTTGAAGATATTTCTAAGGATGCATATACAGATTCTGGATTCAAGATTAAATATGAAGCTGTACTTGCTAAGTTTGTAGGAAGTGATGCAGAAATATTTTACAAAGAGATTAGAGAGGTGAGAGCTAAAAAGCTTACAGTGATTACAACAGAAGATGTTACAAATGCTGAAAGAATTGTAAATGAGCTGAGAACAAATTCCATCACTGCAGATGTTGTTAATCTATTGAACAGTGCACGTTATACAGTGCATAACCAGTTTCAGATTGAGGGATATTCTGTAGATTCACATCTGTTCAAGAGTATGCTTGATAAGATGATAATTGACCACAGTGAGAAGAAGATATGGATTTATGATCTTAAATGCACATGGTCTGTTGAGAACTTCTTAGAAGAATACTATCTCTATCGTAGAGCATATATTCAGGCATATTTGTATTTTCATGCTGTAAAAAGCCTGACAATAGATTCTCAAAGTGAGGTGTCTGGATATGATGTACAATATCCAAGATTCATAGTTTGTGACAGCACTAACTATTTCAGTCCATTGATTTATACAACAGATCAATCTGACATGTTAAATGCCTATCATGGGTTTGAACATAAAGGACGTAAATATCCTGGTGTAAAACAAATCATTGAAGATCTTAAATGGGCTTTGGCTAATGATGTATGGAACATCAGCAGAGAAAATTATATTAATAATGGAATTGTAAACCTCAAGAATTAATGGATATAAAGAAAACAATCACAAGTATATTTATTGTCCCCACACTAAAGATAGGAAGGGATAAGTTACAGCATCACAATTACATCAATGGATATATTGATGATGTTAAAACAGACACAGTGTATAACGACTGTGTGTATTTATTATTTAAACCAAATGATATAGGTCTATTCAGAGACTTCCTTCAGGAGGAATATGAAAGTGTTAGAAGTGTAGTCGAGGATTATGATTATGAAGATGGATATGTTGTAATTGTATATCAGCTTGATGGTAAATTCAAAAGAGACATTGAGCTTGTTAAGCAAGGCAAATATTCTAAAACTTCTGCAGCATTTCAAGAAGTGTTTCCAAAGGTTGTTAAGATGAAACGTAATGGATATTTCAAAGATGAAGTGTCCTTGCAACATCGTGTCTTTAATAAGACAGATGATCTTAGGAAGTATTGGGAAGAAAAGCTTGGTGTAGACTTTGATGAATCTATGGAAGTTTGGAGTGGGTTTATTTTAGAAAATGAAATTCTTGACATTGAAAAACTAAAAGAGTATGTATAATGAAAAAATAGCAGAGATGCTACAAAAAAAATATGGAAATGAAAGCTTTAAGATTTATTGCCAAATGGAAGCTGATGCTAATAATTATTTGACAGCTGAAATTAAGAGTGTGAGTGGTTATGATCCTGGAGATCATGACTATGATGCGTTCTGGTGGAATAATAGATATGAAGAATTGTTAACAAAAGAAAAACATTAATTATGACAGGGATAGAATTATTAGAAGCCCATCCTAAAGCAGCAGTGGTAGTTAAACAATGGTTTCTAGAACAATTGCTTAATGGTCTAAAGGATGAAAATCTTCCTGAAGACTTCAAGAAATATGTTAGAGAACAAGATATTAACAATGATAAAATAGGAAAGCTTATAGAGCTTTCCCCAAGAGCATTGTATGATGTATTTGATGATCATAAAGTGATTATTGATATTACATACTTTCAGGGACCTAAGTTTTGGTTCTCTATAAATTGTGATGTCGATGATGCAAAATACAACACAAGAAGAGAATGTGAAAAAGGTGCTATTGAGGAAGCATTCAAACTTCTGAATGAGAAACTTTAATTAATATTGTTACTTCATTTTTTGGTTAGTAAGTGTAGGGGGTGTAAGTTTGCATCCCCTCATTTTTTAACCAAATCAAAAACAAAATTTATGGATTTAGGATTAGAACAGCCAACAGAAATAATTTATAGACTTCCATGTCCAATTTGTGGAGAAATGAGAAATTTTGCAAGTAAATCATATTTTTATAAAGCTAGAAAATATAATAAACCTTGTAGATCTTGTTCTAATTCTATACAACTTGGAGGAAAAGGCTGTTTGATAAAAAACAATAAGAAAATTTGTTCATATTGTAATATTTATAAAGACTTTAATGATTTTGGAACAAATGGTGATGATAAGTTAAAGTCTAGATGTAAAGATTGTCAAACAATATATAATAAACAATATCATAAAGAGGTTTTTAGATTCGATAGATATGGAATTACAAAAGAAATATTTAATCAAATGTTAATTGATCAATATAATGCTTGTGTAATTTGTAAAATTATTATAGATGAATCTTCATCTCACATAGATCACTGTCATAAAACAGGAAAAGTGAGAGGGATATTATGCGAAAAGTGTAATAAAGGACTTGGTCAATTTGACGATAATGTAGAATTTTTAACAAATGCAATTAAATATTTAAACAAATGAACAAATTAAAAGAAGATTTGGGGCTATCTGCATTAAGTTCCCTGACTGTGTTTGGTAAATATGCAAAGTATCTACCAGAGCTAAAGAGAAGAGAAACCTGGGATGAAATAGTTGATCGCTACCAGGATATGATGATCAAGAAATACCCATACCTAGAAGAAGCTGTTAAGGCTAGTACTGTATGGATTAGAGAGAAGAAGGTGTTACCTTCTATGAGAGCTTTACAGTTTGCTGGTACAGCTGCAGAAGTGAACAATGCAAGAATATATAATTGCTGTTTCCTTCCTATAGATAGTCTACACTGTTTTAGTGAAACAATGTTCCTCTTATTAGGAGGAACAGGTGTAGGATATTCTGTACAGAAACATCACGTTGCAAACCTCCCTGCTATTATAAAGCAAGAAACCTACAAACAAAAAACTTGGCTCATTGAAGATTCTATCATGGGATGGGCTGATGCAGTGAAAGTATTAATGAAATTCTATTTTGAGGGTGGTGCAAAACCTAAGTTTGATTTCAGAGCTATCAGACAGAAAGGTGCAAGACTTGTTACAGCTGGTGGTAAAGCTCCTGGACCTGAACCATTGAAGATATGTCTCACACATGTTGATGCTGTTATGGAGAGAAAGCAAGATGGAGAACAACTATCTCCTTTAGAATGTCATGATATCTTGTGTCACATTGCAAACTCTGTGTTAGCAGGTGGTATCAGAAGGAGTGCAATGATCTCATTGTTCTCTCATGATGATGAAGAGATGATTACATCTAAGTATGGAGCATGGTGGGAACTAAATGAACAAAGAGGTAGGGCTAACAACTCTGCTGTTCTTGAAAGGGGAGATATACTAGCTGAGGAATTCTTCAATCTATGGAAGAGAATAGAAGCTTCTGGTTCAGGTGAACCAGGAATCTACTGGACTAACAATAAAGATTGGGGAACTAATCCTTGTTGTGAGATAGGACTTAGACCATATCAGTTCTGTAACTTATGTGAAATCAATGTAAGTGATGTTACAAACCAGGAAGATCTTAATAATCGTGTAGCTGTAGCTTCATTCTTTGGAACTCTGCAGGCAGGATTTACAGACTTTCATTACCTTCGTAACATCTGGAGACAGACAACACAAAAAGATGCTCTTTTAGGTATTGGTATGACAGGCATTGGTTCAGGAGAAATTCTAAAACTAAACCTTGATTATGCTGCTAACACAGCCAAGGTTGTAAATAGGATGATATCTTCTCAAACAGGAATCAATGAAGCAGCTAGAGTGACTTGTATTAAGCCCTCTGGAACAACATCTTGTGTATTAGGAACAGCTAGTGGTATTCATGCATGGCATGCACCATACTACCTAAGAACAATGAGATTTGGAAAGAGTGAAGATCTTGCTGCTTACATGATGGTAAATCATCCTGAATTATGTGAAGATGATATCCTTAGACCAAATGACACCATCTGTGTAAGAATTCCTATCAAGGCACCTGAAGGTTCTATATTTAGAACAGAGACAGCTATTGACACATTAGAACGTGTTAAGAAGTTCTCTCAGGAATGGATCATGGCAGGACATATGTCTGGAGATAATACACATAATGTAAGTGCTACAATCTCTATTAGAGAAGGAGAATGGCCTAATGTAGGAGAGTGGATGTGGGAGAACAGAGATGTGTATAATGGATTGAGTGTACTACCATATGATAATGGAAGTTATGTTCAGCCTCCTTTTGAAGACATTACAGAAGAAGAATATAATAAAAGAATTGCTAACTTACATTCTCTAGATCTCACTAAGGTGACTGAAATAGAAGATCATGTAGAGTTTGGACAAACTAATGCATGTGCAGGTGGAGCTTGCACAGTAGAATAATTCGTTTTTGTTTTAGTGATTGATTAGCCCTGATGTGTCTACATTGGGGCTTTATTTTATTTGCTAAAAACATGGAATTTTATTAACTTTACATACAAAAAATCAACTAAAATATGGCGAAAGTAAAAGAACCCACAGAGGGTAAAAGCAAGTTCCAGGAAGCTCTGGAGAAACTTAATAAGACTTATGGTGTAGGCACTGTACTTACACTAGATTCCAAGACCAGTGGCAATTATGATGTCATATCTACAGGGTCTGTTGGATTTGATCATCTCACATTAGGAACAGGAGGATTTGTAAAAGGTAAGATGTACGAACTCATGGGTTGGGAAGGTACAGGTAAGTCAACAATTTGTGGTCATGCTGTAGCAGAATGCCAAAAGAAAGGTGGTGTTGTTCTGTATATAGATGGTGAGCATGCTGTTGATAAGCATTACTTTGAAGCTCTTGGTGTAGACACAACTAAAATGCTTATTGCTCAGCCTAGTTGTGGTGAAGAAGGTTTTAACATTGCTATGGAAATGATTGAAACAGAAACTATTGATCTTATTATCATCGATTCAGATTCTTCACTTATTCCTAAGAAGGTGTTAGATGGTGAGGTGGGTGATTCATCTATTGGTAAGAAGGCTTTGTTAAATAGCAATGCCTATCCAAAACTTAAAGGTGCTCTGTCTCAACACAATGTTTGTGTTATTGTTATTTCTCAGTATAGAGAAAAGATTGGTGTTATGTTTGGTAATCCTACAACAACACAAGGAGGTCATGCTCTTAAATTCTATTCAGACGTTCGTATAGAAGTCTCTAGAAGCTTAGCCAAGGAAGGCGATGTTACATATGGTAATTTGACAAAAGTCAAAGCTATCAAGAACAAAATGAGTCCTCCATATAGAATGTCTCAGTTTGAAATCATATATGGTCAGGGTATTGATAAACTTGGAGAATTAATGGAGCTTATCAACGATCATGAGATTGGTAGAAAGTATGGTAAGACTATGACTCTAGGTGTAGGAACTGCAGGTGAAACTAAGTATGCACTTGATGAATTTAAGACAATGCTTATGGATAATGAAGAGTTTCAATTCTCCATTAAGCAACAAATCATAAACAAGATTAATCAAACAGAAATTAAAACTGAAGAAAATGCTAGTAGTGAACTTTAAAAAACTAAAAGGCACAGCAAAGCTCCCTGTTAAGGGGAGCTCTTCTGCTGCATGTTATGACGTGTATGCAACATCTATGGCCCTTGATGATGTAGGTATGTTAACCTATGGACTAGGGTTTGCAACAGAAATCCCTGAAGGTTGGAGAGGTGTTATTATACCTCGTAGCAATCTATCTAAACACAGATGGGTTCTATCCAACTCTATAGGAATTGTAGATTCTGATTATAGAGGAGAGTGGATGGTGAAGATGAAATCTACTAGTATTAATCCACGTGAAGCAGCCCCTTATCAAGTGGGTGATCGTATTGCTCAAATCTATTTTGAGAAGAATGTAGATGTAGCATTTGCAGAGGTGGAAGAACTAGACCAAACTGTAAGAGGTGAAGGAGGATTTGGATCTACAGGAATAGGAGTGATAAACATTCATTCTGGTACCACTTCAGATACTACCTATCATATTGATCCTAAATTTATAACCAATACTACAGCAGATGTCAAAATTGATATTAACAGTTGATGATGATGAATTAAACATCTTCAAGAAGCAATACATTAATCAAGCAGATCTTCATGATGAAATAGAGAAACTATTTGCTGATGGAGAGAAACTTGATAAACGTAAGAAGAAGATTTATCAATCCTGGAAAGAGAAGGTTAACTTCTTGATTGATATGTATAATTCTAGAGCATCATTTAAAACCTACAACAAAGTAAAATGAAAATACTATTTTTAGATTATGATTGTGGATTTGCATATAATGATCCAATTGCAGTATTGGTTCAAATAAATAAATCTTTACCTAAAAAAGAATTAGAAAAATTTGAACTAAGTCAACCTGGAGTTTCTAGAACAGGGGGAAATTGGAAGAAGATTGTTGAAGATGCAAAAGTTACATATAAAATTATAAAAGAAGGTAATAAATCTGATTTTAAAAAAGAAAGTTATGATTTTGAATATGAATTAATAACTAGTAACTATTAGTGAAATGAAATGTAAAACATGTGGCAAGAACTGCGAAGGAGAATTCTGCTTTATTCATAAACCCAGGAAAGCTCTTGCTAAGACAAAGATGTTGACTAAAATCAACAAAACTGTAAAAAATGTAAAAAAATCAATAGATTATCGAAAAATATTCGATAGAAATGATTTTTTCTTACAAGTTTGGAGAAAGAGAACACACTACTCTGAAATTAGTAAGACCTACCTGGGAAATGAACCTCTCTCAATTTTCTTTCACCACATTCTTCCTAAGGAAAAATTTCCTGAGGCTGAATACGATGAGGATAATATAATTTTACTTACCTTCGATGAGCACAACAATGTGGAGATGAACATGTATAAGTATGAAGAGGTAAATAGAAGACGTGACAATCTAAAACGTAAATATGAAAGAACCAAACAGAGAGAGGAAGAACGATATTAAGTATAAAATCACTCTAAATGAGGAACAGAAAGAGGTGAAAAGACTCATTCTTGAAAATCAAATAGTTATTATTACAGGAAGAGCAGGTTGTGGTAAGAGTCTTGTCTCTGCACAATGTGCTCTTGATTTCCTGTTTAAGAAGGAATGTGATCAAATATTAGTAACTAGAGCAGCTGTGGAAGTGGGGCATTCATTAGGTTTTTTACCAGGAAGTCTTAATGAAAAGTTTGATCCATATTTAGAAGCCTTTCAAGAAAACTTAATTAAGTGCTATGACAAAGTTAAAGTGGAAGAACTTATTAGTTCTAAAAAAGTTAATGCGCTTCCTGTTCAGTTCATTAGGGGTAAGACTGTTGATGATGTATTGGTGGTGGAGGAAGCTCAGAATCTTACAAAAGCTGAAATGCTTGCTATTCTCACCAGACTGGGGAAATCAGGAAAAATAATCATCAATGGAGATAATGAACAGAAAGATATTAAAGATGGTGTCAATGGACTTAGTTATGCTATAGAGCTTTCTAAAAAGATTAAAGAGATTAAATACATTAAGCTTAAACACAACCATAGATCAGATTTAGTGGGTAAAATCCTAGAGGTGGAATATGGCAAATAAACCTTTAAGCAGAGAATTTTTATTAACAAGAGGCTTTTGTTGCAACAATGGTTGTGTCAATTGCCCATATAAAACAAAACCAACAATGAAACAGTTTTTCTACACTCGTAAAGAGCTTGTCTCAGGAACTCCTGAGAACCCAGAATTTAAAGAATTTAGAGACAGTTTTAATCCTGATAAAGTGATTAGAACAATTACAGCAGATGATAGCAGACTTCTTGTTCTATTAGATGATCTTCATGAGAGAGTACAACAAGTGCCTGATCTAGACATTAAAACAAACAAGATGAAAGGTTACAAAAGAGAACGTAACACTTTCCAGAGTGAGATTTATTTAGATCCTGCTGATGCAGAGAGATTCTATAATCTGTTTCAATAAAACTTCTTGCATGCCAAATAATAAAGCCCTCTTAGTTGAGGGCTTTATTTTTTTATAGCATGTTTAACTTCTTCCACCCAATCCTTGGACCATTTTGGTTGAAGCTGTATTTTACCTTTTGGTTCTATTCCAGTGGTGATGTATTGCATTGCACTATCAAACACACGATCATATCCACTTCTCTTATCAGGTTTGTCGTTCCCAAACTGAGAAACATGTGCTCTACCTGTAGAATATCTATATAGAAATTGAGGAGGTTCTGTGCATGTGTGCATCTCTCCCATCTTATTTTTAACAAGAGTGTTAAAAGCTTGGTCTTCTCCAGAGTTCATCTCTGGAATACCTCCTAGCTCATCAAACAGTCTCTTTGTAATTATATGTGCTCCTGATGTTTTACCACGTTCCCAATAAAGCTTTCCTCCATATAGAACATAATATTGTCCTTCATATAGAAACTCTTTGTCTTGCAGTTTGTTCACCATTCTAGATATCCTTCCTGGAAGATGTATATCATCATCTCCCCATGTTAGTAGAAGATCTCCTGTAGCATGTGCGTATGTTGCATTTCTCTTAGCACCAAGATTAGGAGCTCTTTCAGATAGGTTAATTATCTTGACAGAAGGATGTTCATACACTAACTCCTGAGGAAGGAAGTCACTGCATACAATCAATTCCTTTTCTCCTGCATAATCTTGTCTAAGGAAAGACTCTATAGCCTCCTCTAATAAATATACCCTACAAAATGTAGGGCATATACAAGATACTTTTGGTAAGTTCATTATTATTTAGAAAGTCTTTTTTGTTTCATTGGTTGCATAGGAGCAGTGCGTATTGCTTTATCATCCATACTCTTCACCTTAGAAAAAGGTTTGTCCTTCTTAGGAATACCAACCTTTGAAGCCATTCTAGGCTTACCAGACTTCTTAGCTTTACCAGCAGTCATATTACTTGCAGCCATAATTAATTATTTACAACCTGTCATACATTTTTTAGTCTTTCCTCCCATTTTGTTTTTCTTCACAGAATTGCCCATTTTATCATATCCAGGTTTTCCTTTTTTAGATTGTCTACGAAGATTGCCTAAGGACTCTGTTTGTTTTTTAAATGCATCAACACCTTCTTTACTAGAAGAACCCTTTTCTTTTATTGTTTTTGTTGCATTCATTATGTCTTTTGTAGATTGGTTATAATAATACTTTGTACTATCACCATTTTGAGCCTTCTTTACTTTCATAGTTTTCTTTATAACGCCACCTTTTTTATAATAAGATTTTTTAGCAGCATCTGCTCTTAGTTTTTGCATTTTTATTGGATCA